GGCCTCGTGTGGCAATAGTACCGGGTATGTGACACCCCCTAGAACGGCGGGGGCTTGCTTTAGGAGCCCATTGGCGACACGCGATATCGTCGCTTCGGCCTGTTCTTCCAGTAGAGGTTAATGTTGTAACAGACCTCGGCGTTGGTGCGTGGCCTCTCGATCCATTGGTTCGCGAAGACTCCGAGGTCATCTCCATGCGCTCGTAGTACTTCTTGCATGTTGCTCGGTGCGGTAGGAGCCTGCTCGCTCATTGTTCTTCTTTCTCCTTTGGGGGCGCACAGTACCCGTGCCTTGCGATGCTTGATTCCGGTGCGTCTGGGTGCGCTCGCTCCACTGCCCACTTGTCCCGTATGGCAATCTTGCATACCCAGCAGACGCGCATTTCGCTTCTCAGTTTGACGTAAGCCTCTCCGGGTTGGGGCTTAACGTGTGTCGCCCGAACCACCGATAACACCTCGCTCCTTGCGCGAGAACAACTTGTCGTGGTTTGCCTGAGCGGCCTCGTCAAGGCTCGAGCCAAGAGTGATCAGTAGTTGATTGAGGTTGTATGCAATGCAAGACAGGTAGTGCGTCGCGTGACCCGTGGAGTTCAGATAAGAGAAGCTTCGCACGTTTCCTGAGTAGGCGCCGTTCCACTCGGCCATGCCGCCGGCGTAGTAAGCTGCCCAGTCGAGAACCGTTGTCATGTCTTCTTCGGTCACATCTTCTTCGTACCAGTTGAAGTTGGCGTTGCTGAAGTAGTCACTAGGCTCGTTAGCCTGGAGAACTTCGGCGAGAGTGAGGCCATGCTCAACAGTGGCGCGGGTTAGGTACCACAGTACGTCACCGCATTCGTCGCACAGAGCGCGCCGCTTCTCGTCGGTCAATATGCCGCCTTCGTCGCGGTATGCCTTCTTGATCTTCTCTGAAATCTCGCCGATCTCGCCCGCGAGTCCGAGTCCGATGTAGCGGAGTGCGTCGTAGAACCCGGTTCCAACTCCGGGGTAGATCGCTGTCTCTGTTGTTCCGGCTTCGTACTGACCGATAGTTATCATCTTCTTCTCCGTGTATTGGCGCAGGGACTTGTGCTTGCAGGTTTCCACAAGCGACGGGACTGGCTTGTGCTCGCCACAGATGGGACAGATGTAGTCTTTGTCTCGATCGTTTTCTAGCATGCTACGTAACCGTTGATGATCTCGATGATCTCTTCGGCGCGCGCAGCCATGATTTTTCGGACGTGATCTGCGAGTGCGCGTTCAATGATTGCATCGGCGAGCGGGTCGCTCGAGGGCGGAACGGGCTCTCCGCGTCGCTTCGCCCGAGCCCTGCGCGCCCTGTCGCGGTGGTACTTCCTGCACAGGGGTCCGTGGCAGCCGCCGATTGCAGCGACGTTGCGGGTGCCGTGGATTAGCCCGATGAAACGCTCGTCGGCGAGTTCCGCTTCAATCTCTTGGAGCAAGTTGGACTTCATGCCTTTGCCTCTACTTTGGTCTTGCTGAGCTTTTCTGCCATCTCGGACGCTTCGCGCGTATCGCTTACTGTGTACCTTGTCGTTGGTCTACCGCGCCCGTCGCCAGCCATTGTCTGTGTCGCGTAGATTTCTTCGATCTCTACCATGTGCTTAAGTGTTTTGGTGTATAGGTCAAGCGGAAACTTTTTCCACTTGATGAGCTGGTTGATATCCCGCGAGCTCGGGGCCTTCCCCTTGCGTGTCGTGTAGGAGACAATGGCCTTCAGTATCTCGGCTCGGATTTCTTCTTGCAGTGTGGTCCCCACCTGTGCGCCCGGTACGCCGTAGCACTCGAGAAGGTACGGGAACATGTGCTTCATCTGTTCTACCGCTTCCACCCGCACCTCGCGATGGTGCATGTTGGCCGAGAACAGCAGGATGAGCTTTTTGCACAGGAGGTCAAGGCGAGACAAAAGGTCCGTTTCGTCTTCGCGCATGATCGGATAGATTTGTTCGTCAAAGAACTTTGTGAAGTTTTCGACCGCGGGCTGTGACCACGGTAGCGATCCGACCGCACTTGCCCAGCCCTGAATCTTCAACAGTGGGTCAACGGCTGGAGTCATGTCAGGGGTTACGCCGCCGACAGCAACGCGTTTCTTTTCTTTGCCAATGACAAAAAACCAGCGGTTCAAGAAGCCACTGGTGGCGTCACTGATTGTCAAGAGTCCCTTGAGTGACTTGGGCTGTGATGTTGTGATCGCGCAGGCATACGGCTCGTGCGCGACCTCGACCCCGTGGGTGCGGCTCACTGTTGACACGGTTGATTCCGCGTCATAGAACTGCATGAGCGTTGGCACGAGTACGCTGCCGGAACGGTTGCCTCTGCCAACAAGTGAAGACAGTTCCGAGTAGTCAATGATGCCGCGCACGGGGTACAGCTCTTCGGGCGAGCCTTTTGGCTTGGACGGATCGACAATGCGTTTCTGGAATGTCCAAATTAGCGCCTCTGCGGAGGCTGGCGCGTTGGTCCGTAGTACGCCCTTGTTCCACGGGTCCGTTGGGGAGTAGGGAAGTGCCATGTGTAGTAGCGTGTCGAGCAGGTACTTTGACTTCGACTTGCCCGAGCCGGTTTGACCAAGGATACAGATAAAGAGGTTACCGTATACTGGACGGGTGTCTGCCAGAGTCGCATCCCTTCCGATTGCTACCGATATCGCTAACAGCCCGTTCCACAGGTGATACTCTTCTGGAACATCGTCAACGACAGTTTGCTTCATATATGTATCAAGGAATGTACCAGGGGGGCAGAGTGGCCTCCAGTCGAGTTCGATGTCCTCAATGACATCGAGCCTCGGCCTTAGTTCCACGACCTCAGCCAGCTCTTCGGGCGGAGCGGGCGGACCGAGTTCTATTGTCGCACCGTCCGGTCCCGTTGCTACAGGCTTCTCTACGGTGGTGACGCCATTCTCTCGCTTGACAATATACCCCATTGAGGCTGCCATGCGGGTACGAAGTTCAGGAAAGTTCTTTCCCGATTTGTACCCCGGCACCGGCATGCCGAAGTGCCACGCTGCGATGTCAAACTTGTCGCCGCCCATTTCGCATGCGCCGCAGGCCCAGACCTGCTTGTCGGTATTGATCCAGGCGCTGGGATGATTGTCTGGGTGTGCGGGATTGGGGCATCGAACCTTGATGCCTTCTGTCCTGCTGCCGGGATCGACTATGCCCTTTCCGGACCACTTGTTGTAAGCGGTTATGATGTCAATGCCGTCTACGATGGCATCCAGTTCCGTGTTCCTCTTGGATTCCAAGAACGTGACGTCCGGTGCCGGCTCTGGCATGGTTGGCGGTGGCGCGTCTTTGTCTGCGATCTTCAGCTTTCCCTGCTCCCGCAGCTCGGCCCGCTTCTGTGCGAGCTTTTCGGCGAGTGCAACGACCTCAGTCATGCCAGGGGTTTCCGTTCTTGAGCAATGCAATTGGGTCGCTGTGGGGGACAAGCTTGAACTGCGGTGCCCGTTGGTCCAAGAAGAATGTAGGGTCGTTCGATTTAAGGTTGCGCCCGAGGGGAAGTCGCATCAGGTTGCCGATGTCTTTGCCGGACAGGCTCTCCTGCTTTGGGAACACTTCGATTGAGACATCGGGGAAGCCGGTGTAGGGGTCTTGATTGACGGTCTGGAAGAAGTTCTTTCCCTTCTTCAACTCGAACTGCCCGACCGAATCAAGAACTATCTCTGCGGCTTCGCGAGCCTCGGCGGCGCTGACGGGTCCGGTGAAGCCGTAAACGTGAAGACCCTTGCTGCCGCTATAGGCTGCAGCAACCGGAATCTCCAGCGTTTCATAGATCGCACGACTGAGCCTGTCGGCAACCCCGCGCAATTGGTACTTGAACCACTCCCTGCCGGGGTGCGCTCTGTTCTTCCACGATTCCCTTGGGTTGCATGGCGTCACCTGAATGGCGGCGTTGAACTGCTCGTTTGTCAGGTCGCCGCCAGACAGATTCGGAAGCTTGACCCAGTAGCCCGTGGATTCAAGGTCGATGTCAAATGCAAACAGTTTCACGGTGTCGTTTGCATCAAGGAGATAATGGCCGTATGAAGCGCGCCCCGACAAATGCGCTTCGAGGTCGGCCATTCTGAAGGGGACACGTGGCCCTGGCGTTCCATCTGGGTTTCGCTCGGTTACCGGGAAGTAGTCTTTCCCGTTTGCCGATTGCCGGGCTTTCACGTCTCGACGCTGAATAAATCGCTTGGCTAGCAAAACGGCCATGTCGTTTTCCATAGGCGGCTTCCATTCGTGACCATTGAAGCAGAATGGCGGGGGGCAGTCCGTCGCCCGCGCCCCGGCGCGCCCCGGCGGGGGCGGGCGGGTCCGTCCATCGTATACCCCGCCGCGTGGCACCGCAACCCACCTTGCGGATAATCAGACTTGTGCTATCATGGACCGGATAGCTACTAGTCAAGTAATCGGGAATGTGCATGCGAGGCAACTGAAATGGCGACAAATATTCACATGAGAAACCCTTGGGATTACATTGATATCGCAAGGGATATCAACCATCCCTATTTCTCCTGGGACTATGGCTCGCCGAAGATTCGACTGCTTGACCCGTTGAAGTTCTTGAAGCTGCGCCTAGGTGACAATTATGAGTTCACGGCATATTCGGTTGCCGTGGAGGGAATGGCGGAATATAACCAAGACTCTGTTAGCCTAGATAGGCCCGAAGCCGTTTATCCGATTTGGCATCCCGATCACGGGTGGGATAAGCTTGAGAAGTTCTGTCAGAATTCTGTTGGCGAGGACCCGGAGCTTTATTCCGACAAGGAGATTCCCAGTAGATTTCGCCCTGTCAAAGGCCAGCCCCATCGCATATTGATATACGACTTCCCAAACATTGGCGAGCTCCACGGAAGGCAATGGTTTCTGCGCCTGCTGAGGATTCAAGAAGAATATCCTGACGTGGATTTCATTGCACACGGGACGGCCTCTTTCCGCGCAATGTTTGTGGGCAGATTCTATGCGGCCACATATAACCCAGAGTTTCTTGCCAAGAAGAACGCCGCCCAGCTTCCGAGTGGGCAGCGGCTTCCTGATGTGCTGGAGAACAGGGATCTTCTTGGTCCGTGGGCCAACGCGTTCGGTATGCGCGTTACGGATCTCTACAGGTTTCCGAGGCTCACTCAGTTCAACATGTTTTCCGTGCTCTGGGCTTCGCAATATTATCTTGACGAAGAGGCTTTTAGGATAGCGAAAGATACGCGAACATTCAATGACCTTCCAGAGGACCTGCCAGAGAGCGATCCCCGCGTCAAGAAGTCAAGGGTTGATCTTTTTATTGGGTCCGTTCGGCGACCCACAGCGGCTTCCCTGTCGCCGGGCGATGGGGTAATATGTGACGACTGCACCCTCGCGAACAGGTGTAGGCTATACAGGGAAGGGGCGGTGTGCGGAGTGCCTAGTACAGATTCTGCAAAGCTCGCAAGGCTCATGGGCTCTAGGGATGCCGACCAGCTCATTGAGGGCCTCTCTGAAATTGCCAAGGTGCAGGCCGAGCGCGTCGGGAAGGACTTGCAAGAGGAAGAGGACTCTGGCAAGAGGTTCCCAGAGACGGACAAGCGCCTCAAGGATCTGTTTGACTCTGGTCAAAAGATTGCCAGGCTCGTGAGGCCCGAGCTGAACGGCAGGGGCGTGCAGGTCAACGTGGGCGTCATGGGCGGCACTGCAGTCGTTCAGCAGCGCACCCCGCAGGAGCTTGTGTCGGGTGCCATTCGAGCTCTCGAGGAGAGGGGTATTCCTCGGGAGCGCATTACCGAGGATGCAATCCTTGGCTTGCTGGAAGGCGTGACTTCTCGTAAGGGCGCTGAGCTTCTCGAGGATGTTGTTGACGCAGAGCTGGTGGAATGATGATGCAGTTTCGGTTGCCAGATGATGCCATTATTCTAGATCAAGTGACGATCTACAGGTACATCAACGAGTCAGGCGAAGTCAATGTGGGCTTTATTGCCAATCAGGGTATTACTGCATACGACCTGAAGGCGATGCTCTCAATTGGAAACCTTGCCGCCGATAGGATCATAGAGGCTGCGCAAGATGGCTGATGCTAGCGTTCTGATTGCGGAGTTCAATTTCCTGAAAGAGAACCCGCAGTTTGAGCAGCGCCCCGCTTCGATCGTTGAGTTCCTTGGCCCCGACTATCTGAATGTTGCTGACAAGGTTCGCCCTGCAATCCGTAAGGCTCTCATAAAAATCTTCGGCAGTGCCGTGTCGCCACATGTTATTAGTCAGGCTCGGCGCGCCATGTTTACTGGTGCTATTGGCATCGGGAAGGGAGAACTGGCAACCGAGCCTGTACTTACTCCAACTGGTTGGCAGCCCATTGGGACCATAAGGCCTGGCGACAAGGTGATTGGTTCCACCGGGTTTGCTGTTAACGTAACTGGAGTATACCACCGCGGAGCTCTTCCGACTTACGATGTGAGCTTTTCTGACGGTAGTCGGTTGACGGTTGACGGAGACCACATTTGGACCGTTGAGAAGAAGGTTGGCAGGGGGCGCAAGATAGAACGAGTTAATTTCGATACTCGCACCCTTGCTGGAATGCGTTTGCGTTACGATGGCAACAGTTGGCTTTACTCGATTCCAATGGTTGAGCCGGTTCACTATGCAAACGAAGAGCAAGATGTCCCGATCCAGCCGTACCTTATGGGACTACTGATGGGCGACGGCTGTTTTACGCGAGGAACAATTACACTTGCTGGTGACGATTTTGAGATGCTTGATTACATTGAACTTCCCGATGGGATTACAATGGAGCGATCTCCTGGAGATAGGGATTGGAGGTTTTCAGATAAGACGCAAGGACAAAGACTGCACAATGGCAATGCTCTAACCGAGTGGATTCGCGCCTTTGGTTTGTATGGAAAGAACTCGCATCAGAAAACGATTCCAGAGTTATACATGAGATCAAGTCCCGCAAACCGCCTTGAGCTTTTGCGCGGACTGATGGATTCTGGCGGAAGTCTTTTTGGCAGGAATTCAGTAAGATTCTCAAGCGGCAATTATGAGTTGTGCAAACAGGTGCTAGAGCTTGTTCAGTCCCTCGGCGGCACTGGTTCTATAGGCAAGTTTGAGCGTCGTGACACAACAGAGTGTTGGGTAGCTATTAATTCTCCGATTAATCCGTTTAAGATTAGTCGCAAGGCCAACATTTGGAGGCTTCGTAAGTTTCGCAAGCCTATGCGATACATCACAAGCGTTACACCGTCTGGAACTGGCGACATAGTTTGCATTGCGGTCGATGCTGCAGATCAGTTGTATGTTACAAGTAATTTCATTGTAACTCATAATACAACGGTCGCAAGCATTGTCATTCCTTACATGGTGCATTGGGTGTCATGCCTTAAGAATCCACAGGACTACTTTAACTTCATGAACGGCTCCCGCATTGCGTTTATGCTCATGTCGACTTCCGAGAGCCAGGCGAAGGAAGTTCTTTTCGGGGACATCAAGGCGCGCATTAACCACAGCCCTTGGTTCCAGAAAAACTGCATGTACGACAAGGAGTTCAAGAACCAGCTTCGCTTCCCGAAGGATATATGGGTACTTCCTGGCAACTCTCAAGAGACTGCGTTTGAGGGGTACAACATTCTTGGTGGGATTCTCGATGAGGGCGATTCCCACAAGAAGACAAGAGACAAAGACTACGCCGAGCAGGGCTACGACACAATCCACTCTCGCATTGATTCGCGATTCAACGATCCCGAGACTGGCGACCACAGGGGCTTGCTGCTTGTTATTGGACAGATGAAAAGCGCTAACGGGTTCATGGCAAAGAAGCGCAAGGAACTTGAGCAGGATCGCAATGCCCTCGTTGTGTCAATGACCATCTGGGAGTCGGTCGGCTGGGACAAGTTCACAAACGAATACGGTGAGCGCGATTCGTTCTGGTATGACAAGAAGCGAAAACAGATCGTGCCCAATCTTGTTGTTGAGTTTGTGAAGAACCCGGACCTGATTGAGATTCCAAACTCCTACAAGAAGAACTTCTTGAATAACCCCGAGAAGGCGCTTCGTGACCTTGCTGGCATCCCGCCCTCGTCTGAGCAGCCGTTCATCTCCTTGACTGATAGGATAGATGAATGTACCGAGCGATGGGAAGAGTCGCACCGGATGCCCGATGGCACGGTGCCCGTCCCGGTGGGTGCGGACCCGTCGCACCCGATGTTGGGGCCGTCCGTTGTGGCGACGGATTCACTTCGACGCGCAATACATATTGACGTTGCGGTCAGTGGAGAGGGTGACGCGCTCGGACTTGCTATGGGTCACGTGGCCCGTCTAGTCGAGGTTGACGACGAACTCAAGCCCTACATTGTGTTTGATTTCTTGTTGCGAATCAAGGCAATGCCGGGAACAGAGATCATTCTTGGTGATGTTCGCAAGATTATTTATGAACTGAAAGATGAGCGCGGGTTTAAAATTCGCGCAGTCACAATGGATGGATTTCAGTCAACCGACACAAGGCAACAGCTTTCTAAGAGGCGCATTGCGGCGAGCTATTTGTCTGTTGACAGAGAGCTTACCCCGTACTACGATCTGCGCGAAGCGATCTATGAGCATCGCATTGAGTTTCCACCTTATCTTACATACCTCAACAAGGGCGATGTGGAGAAAATAGAGATCGCGAAGTCGGAACTGATGCAGCTCTCCGAAGTAAACGGCAAGGTGGACCATCCAGCGAATGGCTCGAAGGACGTTGCCGATGCAATGGCTGGCGTGACTTACACCCTGATGGGCGACCGGGCGTACCGGCGTGTTGCGCGTGGGGCGCGTGACGGGTACGGTGAGGACCGCAAGGCAATTCCTACTCCAAGTTCTGGTCCGATTTTCAACATGGGCGATTTGCTGGCTGGCTTCGTTTCTGGAGGCATCCCTTCGGCTCCGATCCCAGACACATCTCGCTTGCCTGATTGGACAAGGCCTCCAGGATTTTGATGAACGGAGCACAACATGACACTTGTTGACAGTAGGGGTCGTCCGATCACATCTTCGGCATCCCCCAAGAATGTCTACAAGCGAGCGCCTGCCCCCACGCTTGGCGAAGCGTTTGGCGATTGGGCGGGGCGCGACCTACAGTACCTCAGCCTCCCCGGCGGCGGCGTTCTTCAGTTCGACCTTTCTCGCCTGACGCTTGCGGACTACCGCTCGATGGCGACCCACTACCAGATCAACAGCTCCCTGTCGGTACTGGCTTTCATGCTGCACCAGCTCGACTTCTCTGTCGAGTGTTCCAGTCCAAGGATTGCGTCCGCAGCAGACGACATGCTGCGATTCATCTGGACTCGACTGGTGCGCGCCTTCTCGCAGGCGTTCTGGGCTGGCTATTCTCCTAATGTTTTGCAGTGGGAAAATGACATCTCTGGCAATCGGGTCATACTCGCCAAGGTGAAGGACCTTGTTCCTGAAGAGTGCATGGTCAACTGGAAGGAAGTTGAAGGCGCACTGCCGCCTGGTGCCCCGCTCGGGGCGCGGCCTCAGAAGCTGAAAATCTACGACGGCATCAAGAAGGCCGGGCTCGCCTACCCGATCCCGAAGGAGAACACGCTCTGGTATCCGCTGCTGATGCAGAACGGAGATTACTACGGGCGAAAGCTTCTGAAGTCTGCGTTCCAGCCGTGGTTCTTCAGTACGCTCATTCACCTGTTTAGCAACAGGTACTTCGAGCGTTTCGGCGAGCCGGTCCCGATTGGACGTGCGCCCGCTGAAGATCAGATCACCGTTGACGGCGTGACTATGGACAGCAACTCCTACATGCTTGCGCAGATTCAGAAGATCCGCTCCCGCGCGGCTGTTGTACTTCCGTCCGATCGCCAGTCCGATAACACCGGAAGCCTGACCGATAAGTTCGACTATGACATTGCGTATCTTGAGTCGCAGATGCGCGGTGCGGACTTCGAGCGGTACATGACACGGCTGGACGAAGAGATTTCGCTTGCCTTGTTCACGCCCCTTCTTCTTGTGCGCACCGCTGACGTTGGCTCTTACAACCTTGGCGTTAGCCACCTGCAGATGTACCTTTGGCAGCTCAACGCTATTGCGGACGATTGGAAGGAGTACATCGACCGTTATGTCTTGAGTCCGTTTACCGATTGGAACTTTGGGACGAAGGCTCCGCGTCCCGTAATCAAGTTCTACAAGATGGGCAAGACGCAGGCAGAGACGAACCGTGCGGTTCTGTCTTCCCTGATTAGTGGAGGCAAGGTCAAAGTTGGCCTCACCGAACTTGGCCAGGCGACCGGCCTTACCCTTGAGGAGATTGAAGAGATTAGCGAGCCCCCGAGCCAGACGCCCGAAGAGGAAGACGACCGCGAGGCTCGGGTGCGTGACGACAAGACGCGGGTTGCCGACAGCATCGTTGCTCGGATCGCTCCGCAGGCCCATAAGGCCTTCAACAGGGGAACGTTCGGCAACGGGTGGAAGCCAGACATTGGTCACGGGTCGAAGCTTTCGCCCGTGCAGCTCGAAAAGCTTGAGACGTGGAACAACGAGCTTCTTTCGCCTGAGCTTTTCAGTGATGCAGATGAGTACATTCGGGTGTTCAGCGCCGGAGTGAAGGCCGTTCTTGATGTCAACTAGCCGGAAGCGAAATGAGATCCGTTGTGCGCGGGCACCTCTGCTTGCGACTTATGGAACCTACAAGGGTGGCAAGCCGTACATTCACATCAAGGTCTACAAGCAGCGGAGGATATGCGGCGAGGTTTTTATCTCGGCAGACGCAGAGGTTAAGATCAGATGCCGCGAGTGCCTCCGCCTTCAACGAGCAAGGATTGTCTCGAATCGTCCGATGATGCAAGAAGAATATGAGAACATGGAGGCGGCTGGCCCCACGGTTGGATCGCCCGATGTTGCGCCCGATACCTACGATGGAATAAGGTGAGCCTTACTATGAGCACGGCAACCATGACGAAGCCCACATCGCGCGAAGGTAGCACGGTGTTCTTTTCCGGACACCAGATCGCGCGAGAGCTGTCGCCCAAGTTCAACTACAAGAAGAACGATGCGGGCGTCAGTGTCCTCGTTGTGCAGGACGTGGCAGTGTTCAGGTCTGGCACCTTCGCGGACAGCACAGGCCTCGTGGCAACGTGGGAGCCCATTCACATCGACCAATTCGTTGCCCACTTTGAGATGCTTAAGAACCGAAACATCTTCGCAGACGTTCCGGTTCGGGACGGCCACCCCGGCTTCTTCCTGTCTGGAACTGAAGGCAACGGCAAGGTCGTTGGCTACCACACCAGCCTCCGCGCCGAGGAGCGAATCTCGCTGCACGACGGCAACCCGTACACGTATCTGATTGCCGAGTATGAGATTCTCGATCCCGAGGCGCAGGAGAAGATCAGCTCGGGCTTGTGGCGCAGCCTCTCCGCAGAGGTCGGAAGGTACGTCACCAACGACGGCGCAGAGTTCTGGCCGGTCTATTGGGGTGTCGCCTACGTGGACATTCCTGCAGTCGAGGGGCTCAAGGGTTTCTCGAATGGAACAAGGTACATCATCGAGGAGGAAAGCGTGTCCAACGCCAAGACCGTCAACAAGCCGGAGCTTCCCGCTCCGCCCACCGATCCGCCCACGGGGGGCGAGCTTCCCACCGGAGGTACTGGCGTCGTTCGTTCGGGCGAGCGGTCCCCGTTCGTCTTCAGCATCGGCGGGAACGAGACGAGCGACTTTGCCGCCGTCCAGTCCTACGTCGCCGCTTTGGAGTCCGAGGTTGAGGGGCTGCGCCAGTTCCGCGCCGAGACCGTCGAGGCCGGCCGCAATTCGTTCGTCGAGTCGCTTGCCTCCAGCGGAAGGCTGTTTGCCTCCCAGCTCCCGGACGCCAAGCGGTTCGCTCAGACGCTGAGCGATGAGCAGTTCGCTGCATGGAAGGCCACTATGGAGGCCGCTCCGGCGAACCCGATTCTCGGCAACTACGACTCGTCGGGCGGCTCCGATCCGACCCCCACGGGTGCGGTTGACGCGGCTGCGGAGCGTGCCGCTACACTGCGGGGCATCATCAAGCAGCATCAGCGGGCAGGCCTGTCCGCAGACAAGATCAAGATGACGAACTCCTACAAGGAACTCGCCGCTCTCGACCCGACCTTCACTCTGTAAGGAGAGACCAACATGGCTTCCTTTGACAAGGGTCCGGTGCCCGCTGCGTACACTCCGTTCGGCAAGAACGAGTTCCTGCGGTCCACTCAGGATGTCAAATACGAGCACTACACGCTCGCCAAGGAGACAGTTCCCAGCCGAACGATCGACGGCAGTGCGCAGAAGATCTTGCAGCCCGGCACCGTTCTGGCGAGGATCACCTCCGGCCCGAGCGTCGGGAAGATCGGCCCGTTCTCGGCTGCTGCCACCGACGGTCGGCAGACCCTTGCGAACATTGTCGGCATCAACGGCACCTTCCTCCCGTGGCAGCTCCTGGAGCGCGACGTGGAGGTGGCGGTCGTGGTCGAGGGTCGCGTGGTGCAGGCGTGGTGCATCGAGCTCGACGCTTCTGGTGCCGAGATCCCCCTGTCCAACACAACGGCAGCTGCGCTCGTCGCGCAGAAGTCGCTGTCCATCCTCTTCGCGTAGGGAGCGAGAACATGACTGTGAACGTCCACACCTTCGGGGGGCAGCCCGGACAGCACGCTTCGGCGCTCGCTCCCCTCGACCGGCTGGTCCGCAAGGAGGTCGCGCTCGGGCAGATTCGAGACATCGAACCTCCCACCACGCACATTGGCACCTCGCTGATCGCTCCGTGGCTCGAAGTCGCCGCTGACGATGTGATCTTCGACTACGTGACGGTGGACACCGACGGCCTCGCCCCGGCTCGCGCTGAGGACTCTGAGTCCGAACTCGCCCGCAAGGACGACTACGTGACCGGACAGGGCCGCGCGTCCATTGTGGATTGGGCCATCAAGGATCACTACACCGCGTCTGACGTGAGTCGCTACCGCGAGTACCTGCGTCTCGCCGAGCTCGCTGCTGGCGGTTCGTTCCCGCTGACCGTCACCTCCATGACCGAGGACTTCGCCAGCAAGTTGGCGCGGGACGAGGCGCGGCGTCGAAGGAAGCTGGACAACCGGATCGAGTGGCTCATCATGCAGGGCCTCTCGGCAGGCACCATCGCCTACAACGACGGCAAGATCACGTTCAGTGTGGACTTCGGTCGTCCCGCTGCACAGCAGGCACAGGCTCCCGCCTCGGGCACCTACGCCTCCGACACCCACGATCCGATCAACGACATCATCGCGGTCCAGCAGTACATGTCTGACGCCCAAGGCGTGGACATGACTCGAGCGATCGTGTCCAAGAAGTTCCTGTTCCGCGCCGCGCAGTCCTCGAAGTTTGGCCTCCGGGCCGGCTATGTGCCTGACGGCTCGGGCGGCGTCTCCGTCGTGGACCCGCGCTACCTCATTGATGGTTACGGCCCCGAGTACGCGATCAACATGCTGAAGAACGCGACCGGGATCGACTTTATCGTGTACGACTCGGTGTACCGCACACGGGCGCTGGGCAGCACGAGTGTCGTCAACAACAGGTTCATCCCCGAGAACCGGGTGATCTTCCTGCCGTCCGACGAGACGCTGAGCGAGTTTGACGACACCCAGATCGGGTTCGCCAAGACGCTCACCGCTCCGCACCCCGAGGGCAACTGGACCGCAGGCTTCTACGAGTGGGAGCGCGAGACGGTTGACCCGTGGGGCGCTGACCGCGGAACCGGCGTCAAGGCCTTCCCGGTGTTCCTGCACCTTGACAAGACCTACACCTGGGACGTAGCTCTCGCCTGATCAGGTCCGAACGGTGCGCCAGGGGCTAACGGTGAAACCTCGCCCCCTTGGCGCACCGACAACACATCGAAAGAGAAAGGTCAATGGCAGTTTACAAGACGGTTGATCCCGACGAGTCTCCCGACCGCATCAAGGGCTACACCGGGGTTGACCCGGAGTACCAGAACCGCGTCGGTGCGGTCTTCGAAGAGACCGACGAGGCTCCCGACGGGCCGGTGCTCGGCAGCGAGGGCGCTGAGGCGACCGTGCCAAAGCCGCCCGAAGCTCCCAAGTCCTAGGCGGTGCTAGATGGCGTACTGCGCTGCCACAGATCTGTTGCTGGGGAACATCCCTACGCCAACATATCTCGACAAGGGTAGGTACGTCGATCTTGCCGCTGACGAGATTGACGCTGCGCTCGGTTTCCGCTACGTGACCCCCATTGTCGTCACGGACCCGGTGGCCGGGCGCGCGTCAGAGCTTCTTCTCAAGAACATCAACATTCACATCGCTTCCGGCAGGCTGATTCTCGCGGCCGCGGCCGGTGGCTCTGATGACGACGTTCACGCTTACGGAATGAGTCTGCTCCGTCAGGGTCGCGAGGCCCTCGCTCGCCTCGCCGCGGGTGACCCCCTGCTGGCGGGCGTGACTGTTCTCAGCGGGGGGCCGTCCGTCACCTCTGGCGCTCCAATTGTTTCCAATGGCGATCCTTACTCGCTGGTCGATGAGTTTTACAGGATCGTCAACCCGTGCAACGGTGCGCCGATCAGTGGGGATGGTTACTACTGATGCCGCGCTACAATGGGCCGTCTTCCGATCTTCACTTCGCAATTACGGGTGACGATTCTGACGTGCTTGCAATGCTCGGTGCGCTCGATTCGTGCTTCAGTATCCAGGGCATGACAGACTTCATGTTCAATAATGCCGCGCCGTGGCTGAGAGAAAGGGCACAGCGTCGCTTTGGGAACGAGGGTGACGACGCCGTTGGAATGTGGGCTCCACTGACGCCGGTCACTCAAGACATTCGTCGCTGGGGAATTCAGGCTGGTCACTGGAGTGGCATTGCTCCCGACCACCCGATCAATCAGCGCAGTCATGCGATGTATGACTACATTGTAAGAGGGCGAGGGGAAATGGTCTTCTCGCCAGGGCGTTCGGTCTTCTACTTTCCCGGAAGGTCAGCGCCTACCAAGTTTGGAATGGACAAAAAGGTGCGGCGCGCCCAGCTTGGAGACGGTGGAAAAACACCCAAGCGTCCCGTTCTTGGCATCGGGCAGGTTGATGCTATGGAGATCATTACGCAGCTTTCGTATTTCGTTGTTAACCGAGTCTCGGGAAGGAGGGCTATCTGATGATTGACCTTACAGTTCCTGGCTTCCCGAACAACATCGTGGCCGTTCTCAAAGAGCACTTTGAGGCAATTGACCCCGACGTTCCCGTGCTGACTCGACCCATTCAGAAGGGTGACCCCATTCAGTGTTGGGGAATCGTTGCGGCTCTTTGGACTCCTGACGAGGAAAGTTGGGAGTTCCGAGGCGGTCCGGTATTGTCTGGTCCGACAATCAACCGATACCTGATAGGGGTGCAGTGCTTCAATCAGGACATGGACCAAGAGCGCGGGCTTTCCGTATCGGCGCGCATGGCCGGGATCGCACGGAACACGCTATCCCGATCCGCCGATGTTCATGTAGCCTTGGGGGCGTTGACCTCTACGGAGCAGGGCTTCACCGAGAGGTTCCGCAGGAGTTCCGTTCAGGGGCAGCGGTTCCTGAGCAATGAGATTGACGGTTACTTCTACCACCTGTCCAATCTTGAGTTTCTAGTTGAGACGGAGATCATGTGATGAGTGAGACAGAGAACCTTGCCGCTAAGGTCGAGGCCGCAGAGCGGGAAGTCGCACAGCTTCGGAGCGAGCTCGAATCGCTCAAGAACGAGGGTGGCGAGGAGAGGGCAATCGTGCAGAGCCGCAACCGCCTTCGCCGGCTTCGCAACGAGGCCGAGCGCCTGCGCGGACAAATTGAGTTCCAGCGCCGCATCAAGGGTCAGGCGCCTTCGGAGGCCGAGGCGAGGCCGGCTCCCGAACCTCCGCCAGCCCTGCCGGAGCCGGAGACCGCAGTCGAGCCAGTCGAGGAGCCCTCGCCGGCTCCTGACACCAACGAGTAAGGGAGAGAATAATGGGCTTCAGTTCCCAGTCAGGCCAGGTCATCTTCGGGACGCAGCCCGCAAGGGGGACGCCGGTCGCTTTCAGCGATACAGTCGGCCTCGCCATGAAGCTTCGTTCCGGCTCGCTCGCCCCGAACCGCGAGCTGCTCGTTCCCGATCCCGAGATCGGCGGCGGGCGCGACACGGTGGACGCCTACCTCGGTGCGGTTTCCTTCAGTGGCGACTACGAGGTCTACGTCAGGCTCGAATCGTTCCCGACCTTGCTTCGGGGCGCGCTTGGCCTGTCAAGTTCGGCCACCGCGACTGGAGTCAACACCCACACGATCACGCCTTCCGACGCGGCAGCGCTCCCGTTTCTGTCGGTTCAGGAGCGCATCTCTGCGGGGCTCGAGGCATACGACTACCTTGACGCTGTTGTCAACACCCTCCATTTGGAGGCCGAGGCGAACGGCTACCTGCAGGGAACGGCGGGCATGATCGCCCGCGTCCAGACGCCGCAGGCGAGCCCGGTCGCCGGTCCGACGTGGGACAACTCGCCAATGATCGTCGGCACGAACATCACACTGACCTACGGTGGCATCACGATCCCCGCCAAGTCGTTCAGTCTCGACATCAACAATAACTTCGAGGATGACGACTTCCGGCTCGGGTCGTTCTACATCGCGGACCTCACCCCAAAGTCTCGCGAGATCACTGCGTCAGTGTCGATTCGCCACGAGGACGCCGAATACTTCCGTCAGGCCACCTACGGCACGGTGGCGGCGACCTCTGTCGGAGGGCTCACCACGAAGGAGCCACTGGTCATCGCCTGCACCACCTACGAGGACATCGTGGGCTCGACTCCGCTCACGAAGTCCAGCCTGACGATCACGCTTCCCAAGGTGATTCTCGAGCCCTTCGCGTTCGAGCCATCCGGTGACGACGCGCTCGAAAACGAGATCGCCATGCGTGCAGTTCGGCCCAGCCCTGACGTGAACATTGCAACTGTCGTCGTCAAGAACGGCGCAGCCGCCATCGCGTGACGGTGTGGCGCGAACGGTTCGCCCCTGCTATAGTGTCCGTAGCAGGGGCGAACCTGCGTCCACCAGAAGGTCTACATGGTTCAGGAGGACCAAGTGACTGAAACTAATTACGACGAGGCTGCCGCACGTGCCAATGGCGTTACCCTCGAAGAAGAAGTCTTCGTTGACTACTTCGGCTTTTCTGACACGCGGAAGCACTTCCTGCCGGACGGCAAGCAGTGGTTCCTTCTGCAGAGGATGAATGAAGGCCAGAAGGCGAAGTACCAGCGGGAGATTCGTTCGGACATCACGATCCAGCGATCCACCGGCGATGCCAGGATGAAGGCTGATCCGGCCGCGGAGCGGCACGCACTGATCAAGGCGTGCGTGATCGACTGGAACCTGCGAACCCGTGACGAGCGCACGGGCGAGATTATCCAGATCCCCTTCTCGCTCTCGGCCAACAGGTACAACCTCGAGAAGTGGCTCTCGGTCGCGGACCCGCGCCTCGTCGAGGACCTCGAGAAGGCCTGCCGGAAGCTCAACCCGTGGCTGCTCGCCGATATGTCTGTGGAGGACATCGACCGCGAGATCGAATCCCTCAAGGAGATGCGCGAGGAGGCCGCGAAGCGGGAGGCGGGGGAATAAGATTCCTCCAGCAGGTCAAGGAGTTCGTGACCGGCAAGCCGGTTGAGAATCCGCACCCGGCGATTACTCTGTTTGCCACGGCATCGCACATGCAATGGAATCATCTTCCAGTGGCGGGAGGAATCTACGATCAGGACCCCGAACTACTGAGGCGCTGGAGGATAATCTGGAGCGAGCAGGGCGAGCAGGAAAGGCGAGAAGCTGCAAAGCGAAAAGCCGAGCAGCAACGAGCTGGACGTAAGCCCATGCGACGTAGGTAGCCCGGACCCGCAACGGGGAACGCTTGACATCGAAGCGTTCCCCGTTGTACTCTTGTGCCCGTCGGGTACATGAGACCCTTTAGAGACCTTGCAACAAGTCCAGCCTAAGGAGTGAGTCTCATTAATTCAATGATGAGAATCTCGATTGAGATTCGCTCCGCACAAGCTCAGGCCCGCATCAAGGAGCTTGAGCTGGAGGTCAAGGCTCTCCGCGCACTGCTCGGACAAACTTCTGTTGCTGCTGCAAACATGATTCCGAGCAGCTCCTTCACTGCGATCAGTAAGTGGGGCTCGCAGCTTCAGTGGGCCGGTCGGCAGCTCATGTTCAACTTTACATTGCCAATCGTTACTGCTGGCGCAGCTGTAACCAAGTGGGTTCTTGATCTTGAGAAAGGCATGGTTCGTCTCCAGAAGGTCTACGGCGATTCTGCCACTGGAGCCAAGCTTCTGGCGCGTGATATTGATGGACTGTCGGCGGCAATGGAGGCGCTGTCGGAACACTATGCAGTTCAGCAAAGTCAAGTGGCAGATATTGCTGGCGACTGGGCGGCCGCAGGCGCTACTGCCGGAGCACTTGCTAGTGGCGTAGAGTCAACGCTCAAGACAATGGTCCTTGGCGAGATGAGCGCAGCCGACGCTACTGAAGCATTGATTGCCATTCAGGCTCAGTATGGCGCTGACACCGAGGGCCTTATTAAGATCATCAACCAATTGAACGCGACAGAGAACGCGACAGGCATTACGTTCTCTGAGTTGGTCACTGGCATGTCCCGGTCCGCAGGTGCAGCGCGGACGGCGGGCGTTGACGTGCGGCACCTAGCGGCCATGCTAGCGGCCCTAGTGCCCGCGTCCGGGCAGGCCGGGCAGGCCGGTAATGCCCTCAAGACCATCTTCTCTCGAATCCTGGCCCCGGCCAACGATGCCGCAGAGATCTTGGGCCTCATGGGAATCAACGTTGAGGACGTTGGCTGGAAGTCACTGTCGGCAGCGGGTCGACTTGAGGTGCTGGCGAGGAAGTTCCACGAACTCGAGGGCGCAAGCGACGACATGGTTTCGTCGCAGGCTTCCATCGTGTCTGCCTATGTTGCATCGCGGTGGAACATCAACCGCTTTGATATTCTCATGCGCGACGTTTACAAGACTGTTGACGATGCCGCAGAGACGAATGGCTACTACGGCAAGACGCTAAACATTTTGGCAGATGACCAAGAGGTGGCCGCCACGGCGGCGCGCGAGCTTCATATGGTGCTTGCGTCCGATCCGTATGTGATGAAGCGTGCAGGTGTCGCAATTCAGAACAGCCTCATCAAGGTCGTGGCGCAGTTGATGCCCCAGATCATTTGGCTGGTGAACAAGATTTCTGATCTTGCTGCGAGCTTTGCGGCTCTTGACCCATTCATCCAGAAGACTGTCATTGGCTTCCTTGCGTTCCTTGCGATTCTTGGTCCGCCTATTATCATGGTGGGAGCGCTTGCAGTTGCGTTCGGTCGTCTCGGTGAGATGTTCCAGTGGATTGGCGGCGGCTTCGGTGGCCTCGTAAAGAAGCTTGGCATTTTTAGTGGTGCACAAAAAGCCGCTTCTGCCGTTACGGATGAGGTAACAGACGAAGTGGCGGACGACCACAAAGGAATGTCTCGCAGGGTCTGGAAGCACCTTAAGGAGCTGCGTGACAACTGGAAGGTTACCGCAGCTTCCGTTGCGGCAAGTGGCGCGTCGGTAAGTGCTACGTCTAAAATGAATGCGGCAGTAAAAACTGCTGGCACAGTATTTGGTCAGACTATCCCCGGAGCAACGTTTACGGCAGCAATGTCCAAGCCTGCGGTTTATTACACCAACAAGGTTACTGGAGCATTTGCTCGTATGCGCCAGAGGGTAGCCGACATTTTGAGAATGTTTATGGCGGACATTCGCAAGGCCGGAACGGCTTTGTTTACCGTTCTTTTTGCGCCTACCCGTGTTGTTGCTGGTGGCATTGCAACAATGGCAACCGCTGGCGGGGCGGCCGCCGCCAAGATGTCAACCGACATTGTTAAGTACGCAGGAGCGGCTGGCAAGAGTTTTGTCGATCTGGGTGGTGCCGTTAGCACTCATGTCTATCGCCCGTTCGCTCGCATTATTCCACAGGCAGGAAAAGAGGTTGCTCGCTTCGGTGGCGATGTTGTAAAGTATACAGGGCGATCCGAGAAAGGCTTGCTTAGTCTTCGCGGCCACGTCAAGTATGTCTTTGGTTCGTTTTTCACCGTTATGCCACAAGCCAGTAAAGAGGTTGCTAGGTTTGGTGGAGATGTTGTAAAGTATTCTGGATCGTCTGGGCGTGGGCTTGCTAGACTTGGAACAGATCTTAAGCGCTATGTTTATCATGCCTTCTTTACGGTGCTCCCAAACGCCAGTAAAGAGATGGCACGCTTTAGCGGTAGCGTTGTAAAACATTTTGTCGATGCCGGAGAGGGCATGGTTAGGTTTGGGACAAAGGCTGCCGCCAACCTTATTCCAAATACGCGCAGCCTTTGGAAGAGGCTCATAGATCAGATACTTCGCTTTGGTGTCGCTTCCGCTGCCGCGCTTCATGCTGGTGTTTTGGGGATGAGCAAAGCCGTTTTGCCTGCGTTGCGAAAGTTTGCCGCGAGGGCACTTGTTGCTTTGACTGGTCCAATTGGCTGGGCCATCGCCGCTGCTATCGGCATCTTTGTGCTGTTTGAAGATGAGATCAAGCAGATCTTTAACAACATTAAGAAGGCTATCACTGGTGAAAGCGCAGCGATTGCTATGCCTTTCAAGCGCGCCTGGGATGGTGTTGTTAGCATCTTCCGCGCCGGCCTTGGTGTTGTTCAGAAGATGTTTGGCATGTTGCCACAGAGTGTGCAAAATGTGCTCAAGTCAGTCGTGACCATTGTTCGCAATGCTGCGCTCAAGGTTTACGAATGGTTCTCATATCTCAACCCGTTCGCAAAGCACTCACCTTCGCTCGTTGAGAATGTCATACGCGGCATGGCAATCGTGGGTGACCAGTTCGGACTTGCTGCAGATCGCATTGGTGCCTATGCGCAATCCGCTTACAATTCACTGCAGCGCTTTAGTGTCGCCACGGGGAACTTCATGCGCAAGTACGCTGCACTCGTTGTGCAGGGTAACCGAAATCTTATTGCAGAAAATGCTGGCGAGGCCGCGGCGGCAGCATATGTTGATCTTGAAAACAAGCTTGGCCCGCTTCGCGTTGAATACGAGAATCTGAACAGCGCTGTGCTGCAACAAGAGTCCGTGATGAACGCCGCGAAGGCTGCGGTTGACAGTGCAAACGTAAGCTTGCAGGAACAGCAGGATATTCTCGATGGCCTCAGCGACAGGGCCAGCGAGCTTAATCAGCAGCTAACCGATGCGCGTGAGGCTCTCGACAGATACGCCTCGGCTCCGATTGCAGGCATGCGCGAGATGTCCGATGCCATGTTTGATAATGAGCTGGCGCAGAATAGGCTTCGCCTTGCCCTCATGGATTGGGAAGACGTCAATGGTTCGGTCGAAGACACCCGCAACGCTATGGCAAGTTTGCAGGGTGACATTGAATCGTTGCGTGGCAAAGCCAACGACCTTACGGCAGCAGGTGCCGGGTCTGATGTTCTTGGTCCAATCCGTGCGCAGATCAGCGAGATGGAGTCTGCATACAGTGAGATGGAAGCTGCCATGCGCAACTCCCCGGCCAACGAAATGCAGTCCGAGCTTGAGCGTCTGCAGCGCGAGGCCGAGCGCATGGATCTCGAGAGCGCAATTCGGTTCGATCCGCTCACTCGCCAAATTGAACAGCTCGCCGAGACGTACAGGGAACTTACGTTCGACGAGATCATTGCTGGTATCACATCCCAGAAGGGCGTCATTGCTGGACTTGAGTCTCAGTATGCAAGTGTCGAGCGTGCGGTAAAGAGTCAAGAGCTTGCTGTTGCGGCAGCACAGGCGCAGGCTGATCAGGCGCAGGCCGCTTTCGATAATGAAAGTGCCGCACTCGACAACCTCAAGCTTGCATACGAAGCCGTTGGCAATGAGATCAGTGCAATTGAATCTGCAATCAACGACGTGATCAGTGCCTCGCAGGGCATGGAGGCCGCGCTTGAGGCGGCCACCGGGGCGGGGGCCACGGGCGCTAGGGCCACGGGCGCTGGGGTCAAAGAGGTTGCAGATAGATTGAGCCCCGCAGCAGAATCCTTCCTCACGGCGGCGGGCGGCGCATACCCGGACGTGGGCGAAGATTTTATCATTGGCGCAGGCGGCGAGAGTATTGACTCTTGGCTTGATGATTTCCTTGACAGGACCAAGAACGCATTTGACGAGGCCAACCCGTTCGAGGGCTTCGCGAGGAAGTGGGAAGAGTTCAAGAAGATCTTTGCCGACATTGGCGTCGGGGTCTCTCAGATCATTCCTCCAATTGACACGACTCGGTTCACTGAAGCTTGGAATACTGTCGTTGGATTCTGGGACAGCACCCTCTATCCAATCATAGAGTCCATAGGAGAGACCTTCAAGGGCACGTTCCTTTCTGCGTGGGACAACATCAAGGAGGCATGGGGTCCTGCAATTGAGGCGATCAAGGAACAGCTCGGCCCGCTCTGGGAGTCGATCAAGGGGTTCGTTGACGTAATCGTTAAGGACGTTCTCCCTCCGCTCGGCGTGATCTTCGGCGTGGTGGGCGGCGTCATTCTTGGGATCGTTAACGGTGTGCTCAATGCACTCGGCTCGATGATAGGCCCGATCATTACTTGGATTGGCAACATTATCGCTTCGGTCATTCAGGTGATTCGTGGAGTGATTACCTTTGTGACTGGTGCCATCAATGTAATCATGGGCATCTTCAAGGTCATCATTGGATTCTTTAGTGCCCTGTTTACTGACGACTGGACTGGCGTGCAGAAGGCTGGCCGGCAGGTCGTTGACGGTGTTCTGCAGATGGTAGACGGCATCGCCACCGCGCTCGGCGCGATGTGGTCGGCGATATGGTCAACAATCAAGGGCTTTATCGAGACGATAATCAAGGGCGTTTGGAGGTTCATCACTGGCATCTTGGACTTCTTCAAGGGCCTGTACGATGATCTGATTGGTCATTCGCTGATTCCTGATCTTGTCAATGGGATCATTGCCTGGTTTAAGAACCTGTGGAGTACGGCCGAGGAGATCTGGAAGATGCTCGGCTATGCGCTTGAGGCTGTTTGGAAGTGGATTGAGCAGAACGTTCTTCTTCCGATTGGCGAGGGAATCAAGAGACTTCTCCAAGAGTTTGTCGCCTTCAAGTGTGACGTAGATACCAAGTGGAACGAGTTTAAGGACCTGCTCAAGAAGGGCTGGGACTGGATTGATCTTTACGTCTTTGGGCCGATTCGCAAGGGTGTAGAGCTGGTAGGCGTTGCGTTTGACCTCGCGAAGGTTGCGGCCGAGTTGGCCTGGAGCAAGTTGCAGGGCGCGCTGAAGGCTGGCGGGGACTGGATTTCGTTGCACGTGTTTGATCCGCTGAAGGATGCGGTTGACGCCGTTGGCAAGGCGTTTGACAAGACCAAGGACTTCATTAAGACCGCGTGGGACAAGATCAGGGAGGCGGCAGCCACTCCCGTCAACTTTGTGATCCAGAGTGTTTACACCGATGGCATCAAGTCAGTGTGGGACAAGATCTCAAGTGCGGTCGGATTGAAGCTCTTTCTCCCCACTGTTAACCCGATCCGTTTTGCGCAGGGCTCGGAAGATCACCGGGCACAGATTGCCAACGGCAAGCAATTGCGCGTGTGGAACGAGAAGGAGACGGGCGGCGAAGCGTATATTCCACTCGCACGGAGCAAGCGCCCTCGGTCCACATGGATTCTTGAGCAGGTAGCCAGTCGGTTTGGCTACGGCCTTACCAAGTTTGAAGATGGTGGATTCTGGAACACGCTCAAGTCTTCTGCTAGGAATGGGTTGACGTGGATTAAGGACGCCGCGCTTAACGTTGCAAACTTCTTGAGCAATCCTGCTGCTGGGATCATGGACATGATTTCCGCTCCGGTCGAGAAGATTCTTGCCCAGGTGAAGGGCGGCACACTTGGGCAAATGCTCATCGAGCTTCCTCGCAAGGCGATCAACGCTCTTATCGACAAGGCCAAGAGCATGATCGAAAACATGACGGCATCCGGCGAGTATGGCGGCAAGCTCACCGGCTGGAAGCGGCCCTCCGCTGGACCGATTACTTCGAGGTTCGGACTGCGCAATCTGTTCGGCTACTCTTTCCACAACGGCGTTGACTTCGGTGGCGCAGGAAAGACCTACGCCGCAAACAACGGGCAAGTCGCTCGCGTCGGCTGGAACGTTGGCTACGGTAATACTGGTATCGGAATCCTGATCAATCACGGAAACGGGCTGCAGTCTTACTACGGCCACAACCCCGTCGGCGGACCTCGCGTAAGGGTTGGACAGTTCGTAAATGCTGGTCAGCACATCGGCTACGGTGGCAACACCGGACTGTCTACCGGCAATCACCTGCACTATAGTATTTTCAAGAACGGTCGTGCACTAGACCCGATGCCTTATGGGGTTTACGACAATGGCGGCGTGCTGCAGCGCGGGCACTCGCTAGTTCGCAATGCCACTGGTGACGTTGAGCCGGTTCTGACTTCGGCACAATGGAGTCACATCGGTGCGATGGTGGGCGCGCTAGAATCCCTGCTATCCTCGAACCGGGTCGAACAGCGTAGCGAGACAAGAGTCTACAATTTCTATGGCGATCTGTCGTTCCCGAACATCACCAACGGAGATGACGCTGAGGACTTCATTAGGAACCTTACCGATCTGGCAGGTGTGCAGTAATGGCTATTCAGTGGAGCGGTTGGTATGCGACCGTAGGAAGTCAGCAGTGGCGCATTGGTATTGACATCTGGTGGGATGGTGCAAACACTGCATATTATGACGTGTGGATTGATGCCCTCTATCCCGTGTCGGACACGCAGACCGTTTACTACACCCACGGGAACGTTACCTACAACCTCACGACGTCAGCCGAAACCAAGATTGTTAGCGGCGCTTCTTTTTGGGTTGGCAGGGGCGGTTACTACGAGGTTTCCGCTTACCTTGATCGTAATACCGTTTACACTAACGGCAGGCCGTACTCAAATCCAACGGCGACCGTTGGCATCTCGATCCCTGCGGCACCACCTTCTGCTCCGACAATCAGTTCGTTCAGCAATATCACTAGCAGTAACATCAGAGTCAACGCCACCATTCCAGAGAGCAACGGCGCAACGATTACTAATTATGCGTTCAAGTATTCTCTCAACCCAGACATGTCGGGCGCTTGGACCTCTTACAACAATGGAAACATTCATGACATTGGCGGCTTGACGAGGGCCACCAAATACTACTTTCAGGTCTCCGCATATAACTCGGCAGGCTGGGGCGCGTGGTCTGCGGTTGGCGATGCGACAACTCTTGCGACGGTTCCCGCTCCGTATCCCGCTCCGGCTGTCAGCAGCATCACTTCGACTGGCGCGACTGTTGCGTTTGGCGCGAGTCCAGACGACGGCGGCGTAGCGATCACAAACAAGCAACTACAGATCGCTACCAACTCAACGTTCACGAACCTTGTCTACGATAATACCACAACGGCCGCGAGCGTTGCGGTATCTGGCTTGACGATTGCGACCACGTACTATGTGCGCACTCGTCCATATAACTCGGTTGGCTGGGGCAACTGGAGCCCTCTTTCACAGTTCACGACGAGTGCCGTTCCGCCCTCGCAGCCTGTTGCGCCGTCTGTTGGAAGCATCACACAAGACTCTGCAAGTGCAACTTGGTCTGCCCCGTCGTCCGGCGGATCAACGATTACAAGCTACGACATTCAGATTGCTACCAACAGCGACTTTACTGCTGGATTGGTAACGACGAATGTCACCACACTCAGCAAGAATTTTACCGAGCTGACTCCCGGAACAAATTATTGGGTTCGAGTTCGTGCAAACAACGCGATAGGCAGTGGCCCCTACTCCACTGCAACCGCCTTCACAACGGTCAGCGGCAAGCCTTCGGTCGCTTCGTCTACAAACTTTCCCGTTCCATCTCGAACGAACGGCAAGGCGGGTGCGGCTGTTTATGCGCAGGGTTGGTCTGGTGACTTTACGATCACTGTCAACATCGCCACCAATGACACGTTCTCTGCTGGGCTGGTTACTCTTACCTCGACGCCAACAACGAGGACCGACTCTACTTATGAGCTGTCCAACTCGAACCTCCAGGCGAACGGCACCTACTACGTCCGCGCCAAGGTAAAGAACAACACTACACTGTACGAGTCCGAGTGGAGCGACACGGTTTCGTACACACAGAGTCACGCGCCGACAGCGACAACGGTCAGCCCAAAGGGCGACACCTGGATCAAGTACGCAGCGACCACTGCGTTCACGTTCTTGTTTACCGACTCGGCACAGGGCCTCGATCAGATGAGTGCCTACCGCATCGTGGTTGAAAACAACTCAACGGGCGCAGTTGTCTACGACAGCAACAAGACGGCGTTGTCCGCCCCCGAAACTACTATCACAAGAAGCGTTGCCATATCGGCCGCGCAGAAAAACATTAAGCTGCGCTGGAAGGTCATGGTTTGGGACGCGAACGATCAGCCGAGTTCGTATTCCAGTTACGCCCTGTTCACGCTGGGGGACGCCCCGGCGATTACCATGATGGCTCCGGGGGCTACGGTGGAATCCGGCAACCCCCTCTTCGAGTGGTCGGCCACATTCCCGTCGGGTGGGATTCAAGCGTCCGCCTTGCTCAATGTTTACGAGCAGGGCACCGGGTCTTTGGTCTGGACGAAGAGTGTCAGCGGAACCGAAACAAGTGCCCAACCATCTCAAGTTGTACTTCAAAACGGAAGTTCGTACAACTACGTCCTTCGCGTCACCGACACTTACGGCCTGTTCGCAGAGTACAATGGAGCGTTCACGGTTTCGTATCAGGCTCCCGATGCGATCACTTATGAGGTCGATGCGACCGAAGAGCAGTTGCGCGACTATGGGTATGTCTTGATTGATTGGTCTAGGACAGCGCCGGACTCCCGACTCGACTCATGGGTGGTTTACCGCAAGGAGCTTCCCTACGGAGACTGGGTTCAGCTTGCTGACTTGCAGGACATTGGCCTTCGCGAATACCACGACTGGACCGCACTTGGAAACAAGACGTACCAGTACACGGTGTCGCAAAAGGCGGACAGGTCCGGGGTTATTCTCGAGTCCCCTGTCGGGTACTACATTCCGGGTGGGATTGGAACTCCCGTTCCAGACCCAAGAACGTTTACCATTGTGCTGAGCGGCTACTGGCTCATCTTTGAGGACGATGAGAGTTCTTCGCTTAAGCTGCACCAAGTCACCGGCGACAGCTTCAGCGAAGAGTATGAGTCGGCCACTTACACCGTGATGGGTCGCGGTCGCCGTCGAGACTACGGAACGAGACTTGGTTACACCGGAACCCTTGAGCTTCATCTTCGCGGCGCAAACGCTCACGAAAGTAGGCTCGCACTTCAGGCAGTTCGGAGGCGCCAAGACCGCTACTACTTGAAGACGCCGTTCGGCGAGATGTTCCCGGTGGCACTTGGCGATCCGAGCGTTTCGATTCTTCCGGCAACCGGCACAACAGAGATGTCTGACGTTTCCATCCCATATGAGGAGGTGTTCTAATGCCGGTAGAGTTCCCTCCCGAGAACGTATTGCAGGCTTTTCTTTCCGGCACAGTAGAGCACACAAGAAGGGTTGCAATCTACGAGGCTGACGGAACGACCCCGTGGAGGCCCGACATTGAGACCAACCCCATCGGCGGCTCTGTGAACGTCGAGTACGGTCGCGCAGAGCGAAGGACCCTTGACCTTTCGTTGGACAATGCCAATGGCAGCCTCGTCAACGACCCCGGTGGGCTTTGGTACGACAAGATCATCAAGGTGTACCGTGGCATTAGACTCAAGCGCAAGCCAGAGTCGCCGCGCGTAGCGATCGTTACGACGGACACAAGCTTCAACGCCCTGCCGCTTCGCTCTGCACTTGGGGCCATTGGGTTCGCTGGCGCCAAGGTATTTTATCCTGGTGTTGAAACTGTTACGTTGGATGAGCTGCTCATTTACGACATTGTGATCGGAGTTTCGATTGCCCTCGCCGACACCACGATCACCAACCTTCTCACTGGCGTATACAATGCCGGAGGAAGAGTACTTCATCTTGGCACACTGAGTACTGCGATGAGAACGTGGGCATACGGTTCAGCTCCGGCCGCTTCGGACATTGCCTATGGGCAGGTGTCCCCCTCCGTCTCGCCGCTAAGAAGCTCGCACCCACTGGCCTCCGGGTGGGCGCCGTTCTCGTACTCGCATCTTGCGCCTGGATCAACGATTGTTTATTCTCATCTTCCCCTTCCGGCTGGTGCGGAATGGTCTTTGATTAGTCGGCAGGGAACGGATCGGGCGGCTGTGTTTGCTCGGGAGTCTTCGGGAAATAGGATTGTCTTTGCCGACATTCCACTGCCGGATGAGGCATATGAGTTTCCTCAATTCAGGATGCTCCTGCTTTCGATTGCCAATTGGCTGAATCCAATTCGAGCAATTTCGGAATGGGAAACGCAGATCGGCGAGTTTATGATTGACCGAATTAGTGAGGGACACTTCCCGCGCCACTACAAGATTACGGGCCGCGACTATTCCAAGAAGTGCATGCTGTCCAAGTTCCGCCATGCCACTCAATTTGCTACAGGTCAGGCCCTTGAAACCATTATCGGCTCTATTGCAGGCGCCGCTGGAATTACCAAGCGCCTCCTTCCGGCCACCGGGGTAACGGTAAACAAGAAGTTTTATTTCGACCGTGGCGTAACGCGCTGGGACGCGATGGACGAAATTGCAAAAGCATATGAACATGAAATCTTCTTCGATGCGCAGGGGTATTTGGTGCTACGCCCGATGCGCGATCCTGCAGCGGAAGACCCGCTCTACACGTTTGCAACTGGTAATCCCGATGGGGTAATTGTCAGCTTTAACAAGAGCACTTCGGACACTCGTATCTACAACGTCATATCGGTCACGGGCGAATCGAGTGACCAAGCAATTCCGCCCGTACATGCGTCGGCGGAAAACAATGACCCCAATTCCCCCACCTCTGTTCCCAATTTGGGGGAGCGGGTTTACGAGTTTGTTAGTTCGTTCATTCAGACGGAGCAACAGGCTCAGGGTGTTGCCGATTCATTCCTCAAGGTGCATGCACTTGAGGAATACGAGGCAAGCTTTGAAACGCTAATGCTGCCGTGGCTGGAGGTTGGTGACATCCTACGTTTCGTGGACCCGAACCCGGCCCCACAGGATCCAGACAAACTGCTACTGACGACACTTACCATTCCGCTTGAGCTTGGTCCGATGTCGTCTTCTGGCAAGCGAGTGATTGGGGTCGTTTAATGAGCTTCTCGGGATACAGTACCGCGCTGGAGATGCGGCGGCTTATTGAAACTGTCGCGGCAGGAGTTGTTAATAAGCTTCGCCCGCGCCCGCGCTATGGCAGCGTGCAGTCTATTGACGACGAGAACGCAAAGTGTACGGTTCTTTTTGTCGGCGATCCCGAGCCCGTGGAAGTAAACATGACCGTAGTGCGACCAGACACGATTGGTCAGCGCGTTCTTGTAGAAGGAAACTCTGCCGATAAGTACGTGTCTGAGGTGTTTGGACCGCGTCTCGTCGGCAACCGCGACGCGCCACCTGGTTCGATCACCATGTTTGCCGGATCGTCTGCGCCAGAAGGCTACTTGCTCTGCCAGGGGCAAGCTGTTTCTCGTTCAACGTACTCTGACCTGTTTGCTGTTATTGGAACTACATATGGCTCCGGAGACAATTCGACAACCTTCAACGTGCCAAACCTCGAGGGCAGAGTTCCTGTTGGTCTCGACACTTCTCAAACAGAGTTCAACGTTCTGGGTGAAACCGGAGGAGCAAAGACGCACACGCTGACCTCGGGCGAGATGCCCAGCCACGTCCACGACCAGTACGTGACAGCTAGCCCCGGAGGGTACATCGACGGTCGCGAGTCATGGACCGGCGACAAACTGGTCGCTCCCTACCCGTCCGGGATCACCACCGGCAGCTCTGGAGGCGGCGGCGCGCACAACAACCTGCAGCCCTACATAGTTCTCAACTACATCATTAAGGCGTAGACCAATGCCCGACCGTTCATACCGCAGAAACATGCTGAAGCCTACAAAGCTCGATCATTTCTTCGCCCACCCCACGATCTCCGTTGTCGCACTGCAGTGGCTAACGTGGGGGGCAGTGTCGATCCTAGAGGGCTGTGTTCCCAGCTTTGATACGCCTTCTAGCGTGGCGGTGTTTCCAAGTGTTCCGGTAGTGATTTCTGGCATTGCATATATAATTGCAGGCGCACTAACCCTCTGGACAATTTACACTTCGCACCACCGGATAGACCTCGTGTGGATGATAAAGAAACTCGGTTACACCATTGCAATTATTGGTGCTGGCATTTACACTTTTTATGGTTTTCAGAGGGTTTCACTTGGGCTGCTTGCTGTTTCATTTGGCTTCGGGCACATACTCATTGGCATCGCAGGCATCATTGCTGTCACAAAGAACGAGTTGGTCGTTCGTGACATGATGAAAGAGCAGGGGCATGAGGCATGACGTTCGCTGACCTGATTGATCTATTTCAGAACATAACAGCCGCCCTGATTGCGGGAGGAGTCATCGGCGGCATTGTTACCATCTGGACCTCCCGGCACAAGCCGCCGCTCGAAAGGCAGGCGGCAAATGACGCAACCCGGAAGTCATACGCCGATGTTTTTTCGACTGAGATAACTACGATGCGAACCATCATTGACGAACTCAAAAAGGATCGCGCCGAGATGCGCGAAGAGTCCAAACAAATGCGCGTCGATTTCGAGGAACAGATTAACGACCTGCGGCAACGTACCGCTTGCGCAGAGCAGCGCGCTCGCGAATCGGAGCGGTCAACGATCAAGCTTAGTCAGCTTTATGATCTTGCTGCTTCTCACATTGAGCGGCTTGAAGATCACATCAACGACAAGCTGGGTCCGCCGCCGCCGCCGCGCCCGGCTCCACTTCAGAAAGCTCCGAAGATCACACCGTTGCCCTAGGTGGTAATCTCTACTGCACCGCAGGTCTTGCATCGCAATACGGTCCAGCCGGAAATGCTATGCGCCCTTACTTCCCATACATGCTCGTGGTGGCGCGGGCTAAAAATTCTGCGAAACCAGTTAATCATTTCTTTGCTGGCACAATCCTAATGCTCTCGTCGGACACCGAGAAGCTCATTGCGCGGCGAATCGCCTCGATTTGCTCATCGGTCAGGCGGCCAGCGGCAATGAGCTTGTCAACGTCAGTGACGCCGACCTTGCCGTATTCGGCCATGATGTCCGGGCCGACGATCTTGGCAACGGCTTTGTTGTCAAGGCTTCGGCGCTTGGAAGCCGTGACGTTGACCGTCCAATCTCCGTTCTCAACAGGGAACGCGAGCACGTTTCTATCGCGCGCCTCGGCAAGAAGTCGCCCGTCCAGTTCTTCAATGGCTGACTTGAGTCCGCGGAACTGGTAATCCATCTCGCGGCGCAGGCGCGCCACCGTGTCAATGTCGTCCAGCGAGAAGATGCCCTCGCCCTTGATGTTCTTGCGGAGTGCCCGGCAATGGGCCTTGCGAACGCAATACGGACAGTCGGGGTTCAGCGTTTCGGGCGGGTTGTCTTCGTCAGCGGCGATGATGCGCTCAAGGCGATCCTTGATTGCTTGCCACGTCGCCACCGCCTCGTCTCGACTGAAGATCAAGCCGATTGGCTCGTGCCGAAGAAGATCGAAGACGATTTGGAACTCGTCAATGCCCTGATCCTTGAAATGCACTCGGGCTGCAAGGTCGTAGATGCGGGGCTGCAACATTCCGCGCAGACGGTCGGGAGAGAGCATTGCTTGGATGGTTTTGTAATCGACCACCCGGAGGATTTTCTTGCCGTTTTCGTAGTAGATGTCGCAGCGGTCCCAGACGTAACTGAGCGGAATGTCTCCCACCGAGGACGGGACCGGGATGCGATACTTTTTCTCGACCGATACGACGGTTACGCCCTCGAAGCTCGTTCGCTTGTGCCAGGTCTTAAGCATGGCTTCGCCGTCTCGATACTCGGGAGTGTCATGCTCAACCGTGTCGAACGTGTTGAGGTAAGAGATGCGGTACAAGGTGAGCAGCAGTTCGAGTGTTGGCTCTGCCGTCTTTGCCATGTAGCAAATCTCAACGAACTTCTCGAGCGCGCCATGAACAGATGTGCCAACATTGGCCGCCGTCTTGGGTGCTGGCGATGGGGTGAAGTCGATGTTCTCTGCTTTGTATCTTGCGAGACAGCCGTCCGCAACCTGAAGGGAGGATGCCGAGATTGTCTTGGGAATCACTTGTCACTCCTCCTCGGCGGCGTCGGCTGGCTCTTCGGGAGAGTCGGCAACATAGGCTCCGCGGGCTTCGCGGTCTGCTTCGTCTTCTCCTCCCCAGACGCCGTAGCGGATTCCGAGTCGGTCGCGGTACTCGCGGCACTGTTGGACGACGGGGCAGATGAGACAGATGAGCTTTCCTTCTGCTCCACCTTTTCTTCCTTCACGAAAGAAGGGGTCTGTTGCGTCGGGATTTCGGCGCCTGTTTGGGGCAGCGCCTCTGCACGCTCCCTGATCGCGCCAGTCTCTTTTGGGTCATACTCCGGCACAGAGTTGCCACGAAAGTCCACGATCGGCTGCTTGCCGACAGTCTTCGCGATGGAGAACGGATTGATTTCTTTGGCTGCCACGGTGGGGGCTCCTCTAGTGGTGGGCGGGTGTGGGTCTAGGGTAGTCTATGGTGAAATGAAATGCAACGAAGAACTTAGTCATCAAAGTCAAAGCCGACGCCGCGCTCGTTGAGCTTCTTCTTGCTTTCGGCATAGTTCCTTTCGTCGCATTCGATCCCGATAGAGTTGCGCCTCAGCGCACGCGCGGCCCGCACAAGGCTTCCCGAACCAGAGAACGGATCAACAAGCCAGTCCCCAGGAGATGTCGAGTGCTTGATGAGCAGCTCGAGAAGGCCCTCGGGCTTCTCGTGGGGATGGATGAGCTGGCTCGAGTGAAGCGGCGGAAAGTAGATCACGTTGTTGCGTCGGCCGTCTGTGCGATCCCGGTTGCCACGCTTGAAGTAAATGATGAACTCGCAACCCATACCCCATGAGTTAAGGTCGCCCATGCCGGGGGTATCCTTCTGCCAAACGAGCAGTGCCTTGCGGTTGAATCCGTGCGGCGTAAACAGCTCCCGCGTAAAGGCGAGCCACTCCTCAAGAACCTGATACGACGTGAACACGTATATGTCAGATTCTGGCTTCATGGCTGGCATGAGGTTTGTCATTACCGAGCGGAAAGTAGACATGGCGATTTCGGGGGTTTCGTCATTGGCAATCTTCCGTGCGTAGCTTTTCCCGGCCTCCGTGGTCGCCATGTTGCTCTTGTTGTCCACGCCGAAAGGTGGATCGGTAATCACGGACTGAATCGTGCCAGGCTTGAACCGCTTGACGAGTTCAATGCTGTCGCCCAGCCAGATGTCTGCGTGTACCATCAGAACGGCTCCTCGTCTGTCGCGCTGAACAGGTCGAACGTGTCCTGCTGTGGGCCAAGGAAGCCGAGCGTGTCGTTAATCATCGACACAACCTTGGGCGGCAGGTCTTCCATCTCCGTGAAAGGCTCGGCGCATATGACGAGCAGGCCCGACGTGTCAGCAGATTGCTCAACAAGAATTGAGTGAATGTCTTTCACGTCCTTGTCGTTGGCGTAGAGGAGCCCCTGTAGCGCGTCCTCGGTTGCCTTTTGGAGGTTCGTCGCATCTGCCTCGTGTTTGCGTGCGCGCCGCCCCTGCGGTGTGGTGTACTCGGGAATGTTTCGCCAGAACCAGAGGCGAAGCTTGACGACCCCTTCGATCATCCTCGGGGACATCAGCTTTACCTGCTCCCTCACCGCCTCCTTGTAAGTGTGGAGACCCTCGTCCCTGCCAGAGCGAACGAAGAGCGCCTTGCCCTTCCGTCCCGCGCTCATTGGCGGAACCTTCCACGGGTAGGGGTTGACGCTCACGACAAACCATTGCTGATCGCTCATATCGGTGTCACCGTTCCGTTGCGCTCGCTGTAGTAGAACTCGTCAAAACCCAGAACTTGTGCTATGTGTCGCTCGAGCCTTGCTCCCCGACTGTTGCGCCAGCCAGGCAAGAGGACGATTGCATTACAGTTAAGTAGTGCGATGATGTTAGCCATCATGTATGCCTGATACGAGAGTGAGAACCGTTCAGCCCCCAGCTTAGCTTCGAGATCATTGCCAACCTCGGTAGGGGTCACTACAGTGTACCCCTTGGCGCGCAGTTGCTCGGCTGCCTGATTAAAGGCGGGGTAGTTGTGCTCGGGAAGGCCGGTCATTGGCCCACTGAGATAGTATGTCTTACTGGTCATGCTGTTCTGCTCCGATTTTTATGCTGTTCATGTTGTAGAGCACGCGGAAGACCCTGTTTGACGCAGCGACGCGCTCTTCTTCTGTCTCCGCTCGCAGTTCTGCGATGGTTGTCACGTCGCGCTGACTGATTTCTTTCACTTCGAGTATGAGGCGCATTACTTCATATGCCTCCTCGGCTTTGTTGCGCCAGACAATCGCGGACTGGCACGGCCCGTGATATACCTTACCGCTCGCGTCGCTGAATGAGTGCCGCGCGTCCTGGCTCCACCGGAACCTGTGCCCACAGTGGGCGCACCGGAGCGTGGCCCATCTGTGAATCTCGCGCCAGTTGAAAAGTTGTCGAACTTTCATTCCTGTTCGGGTCCTAACTTCTTGAGCGGCACGACCCAGCACTCGTAGCCCATGCCTCCGGTGATTCTAATTACTCGCATGTTGTTGCTGGGATCGTAGTGAATGTCCACATTCTCCGAAGGTGCAGCGTTGAGCGCATCGACCAGGCCCTGCGGTTGAATGTAGAACGAGTACCTCCCGTGAAGAGCTTGGCCTGGTAGCTCGATCACATCTCCCGCACTGCCAACACCGTCGGACTCTTTCACAAAGAAGGCGAGCTCCTCCGCTCCGATGAAAACCGTCATCGCGAGCATGCGGTTCTTGGAGTCAGCTGTGACCACGCGCTCAATCGTTTCGATGGCCTTGGGTCGCTCAACTCGAATGGCGTTAGGGTGCTTACGATCCATGACGCGTTCGATCTTGGGAAAGTCAACACCGTAGATTGTGCATGTGATCTGGGTGTACTCGTTGGGCATCAAGGCAAGTAGGTTACCGACCACGCCCACCTTGGGGTCGCCAAGCTCTTTGACAAGAGAGCCGATCTGGTTCAGTGGAACAACGAGATCTCGTTCGAGGCCCTCGAGCTCCAGTGGAACGGACACCAGTTTGTAGCGGTCAGTCGCTACCAGCGTTTTCCCGTCCATGCGCACGGCGGACAGCGCACTACCGGGAACGCCCCGCGCTGTGGCCCATGCGACCTGCTCGACCCGCCCGCCTAGATTGGATGCGGGCGACGTTACAGAGGGATCGAACGGCTCCCACGAGGGGTACAGGGTGGGGTCCATCATGCCGATCTTGGCCTTGAATCGACCGCTTTCGATCTGCAGCGCATTGCCACTGATCGCAGAAAGCCGTACCATTTTGCCGGTTGCGATGGGGAGTTTCGACACGACGCTCGCGAGAATTGCTGCGGGCAGACGCCACGTGGTGGCGTCACCTTGAACCTCTATAGTGTTGAGCCACTCGCGATAGAAGACCTCGAGGTTCGTGGCCCTGATTGCAACGGGCCAATCTTCTGCCGGGTCAATGTCGAAGACGATTCCAGCGGCCTTGTCGAAAGCTTCCCCCTTCTTGGGGGTGACGCGCTCGATTCGTCGGACAGCCTCCGACAGTGTGGCGTTCTCAAACGTGACAGAAGTTCCCACTAGAACCCCAGCGAGAGGTCGGTGTACTGGTCAAGGAAGCTCTGATACGTCTTAATGCTGTCGCAGATGTCAGGCAGCGCGCGGTGCATCCTCCAGTGTTCGCTCTTCAGTTCGGCGTGCCACGTTTCGAAGTTCGGGTCGGTGATCCGAGCGATCTCGATGAGTGTCGAAACGTCGATGTGCCGATGATTGAAGTACTGTGCGATCAGCTCCGGGAAGTAGAGCGATAGGAAGGAGCGGTCGAACGAGACGGTCGAGCCGGCGAGGGGCAGCTTCGGCTTGCGGTAGATGTGCTTGTTGAAGAAGTGGCGCAGTTCACGAGTCGCCTCGTCAAGGCCCCACGAGGCCGGGTCACAGCTCCGAAGATCGTGCCACAGGTATGACTTGTCGTGCATGTCTCGAATGACACCGGGCACAGTGTCGCGCAGCCTGTCGATATCGGGGAAGGCGCTGGGGGCAATGATGGTTTCCAGACTGTCGATGATCTTGCCGCGCTCATCAGTCAGCACGACCGCCACCTCGAGAAGTTCGTCCGTGCGCGGGTCCAGGCCCGTCGTTTCAACGTCAACCCAGACCATCTTCACATCACTGTCGCCGTCATACTTGTTGGCAGCGAGCCAGTCGTAGGTGCGCTTCGTTTCGTTGCTCCGCTTGTGCGGGTCGACGGCAAAGCCGGTCATTGCTTGCTCCCATATTTCCATCATTGCTTGCTCCCATATTTCCATTGTGCTGCTCTGGCGACTTCTTCTTCGGTAAAGAAGTCTTCGTCGTACCGCACCCGCAGGCACGGTGTGATCCTTCCGTCTTCTATCCACGTGCGCAGGGTACGCTTCTTGATACCGAACATGTGGAGAACTTCTGAAGTCGTATATACCTTTTCTTTACTCACCCTTCAGCACCGCCTCAATGAGCATGCGCTTCCACGACGAGGTTTCCACCACGTCGTCGAACAGTTTTGTCTTGGTCTTGAGGATATCCTCGATCCGCTTTTCAACGGTGTCACGTGCGATATACTCGAAGACCTGCACGGCCTGCGTTTCGCTCTGCCCGATCCGGTGGGCGCGGTCAACGGCCTGCTGGTTCAGCTTCGGCACGAACAGCTTGTCGAGAAACTGTAGGTGTCGCGCCGCCGTCATGTTGAGTCCAACGCCAGCGACTTGGATCATGCAGACAATGACCGACGCGCCCTTCTCGTTGGACCAACTCCTGACCACATCTTGCCGCGCGTTGATCGGCACATCTCCGTGCAATTCGTACACGGGAATGTCTGGGCGCGCAGCGCGTATGCGCTTTGAGTAGGCAGACAGCACCCCACGGAACTGCGTGAAGACGATAATCTTGTTCCCGCCCTCCACGATTTCCATTGCGTCCTCGACGGCAAGGTCGAGCTTGAGGGACTCGTCCTTTTCTACAAGCGTTGCCGTGGTGCCGCAGATTTGCTTGAGGCGAAGAAGCTTAGTAAGCCCGTTCTCGATGTCCATTGGATTTGACACGTCATGCGGAAGGGTGAGCCGCATTTCGTTAACGACCTCATCGTACATCTTCTGCTGTAGTGGGGACAGCTCGACGAAACGTTTGATGAAGTACGGCTTCTTCAGCTTCAGAACATCAGCCTTGAGTCGGCGCACCATTACGGACTGGAGGCGATTGGTAAGTTCCGCCTCGTTCTGGACGCCAACAATCTCCTTGTTCTTGAAACCGCCGAATACGCAATTTTTACTGGCGTAACCCCATGCCACATAATTACCTGTGCTGGTTTGCATAGATACAACTTCGCCGCTACCCAAGTAGCGACAGCTTATCACTTTATCGCTGGTTCTATTGAGTTGCGTAACAAGGCGCTTTTGTAGCCACCAGTCGAGCTTGACTGGCTTGATCCAGTTAATCATCTTGTTCGTTGTGTCTCTGCCACCACGCATCCTGATGCCCATCTTCTCGATGGTGAAAGGTATTTCAAGAATTCGAAGTGAGTCCATTATGCGTGTGTAAATTGCGGTGTTATATGACATTGACTGTGCGATAAAGTTCTGCGTTCCTTCGCCATCATATATACCAGCGATGTAAGCTGCTGCTAATTTCTGATCTTCAGTCATTGCTGGGAGTGGGTTTGTGACCTTTGACAAAATTCCTTTGCGGTATGGGCTTTCTGGATGAATGTTTATCCATTGGTAGTTCTTGTTATGTGTTCCAGCTAGCCAAAGGTGATCCGGTGTGCATTTGATTCTAGAGCCAGACTCCATTGTAGCTTCAATAATTTGGGGCGCATTTCTTTTATGTACAATTTCAACTGTTGATTCTACGAGTCTACGCCTGCCCGAGGAATCGCCATCAGTCCAGCCCATAACCTTATCGCCAACTTTAATTTCTCCAATCGGCTTAAAGGTTCCATCACTCATCCAGATTGGTGCGTCTGGAGTGTTGCAGTACCTTGCGCGGAAGCTCCAATAGGAGGGGTACTGCGAGGGGTCAATCCGGTAGAGTGTAGTCCACAGTTCGTCCACGCGATTGAGCATAGGTGATCCGGTGAGCATGAACGAGCGCGGGGTGTAAAGATCCATGCAGGCCTTCGTTCTGCGTGCCTGCGGATTCTTCAGGTAGTGGGCCTCGTCAAAGATCGCAACGTCGAAGTTCATCGACTTCAGTTCCTTGAGGTGGCTAACTACTTGCTCGTAGTTTACAACCAGAACCTTGGCCTCTTTGATGTTGCGAAATTCCTCAAGTTGCTCGCTGCGCTCTGCTGGGCCGAGTGCACGGGGGCCACCGCTCTTGTTGTAACCCTTGCCAAGCTCGACGTAGCGAAAGCCGGTGAAGCGTTCGATTTCCTCAACCCAGTTACCCTTCAGCGTTGCGGGGCACACCACTATGGCTGCATTGGCACGATTGAGAAAAACGTCAATGCCAAAAACGGTTAAGGCCTGAAGCGATTTGCCAAGGCCCATCTCGTCCGCAAGAAGAAACGAGCGCATGCGAGCGAGTTTACGGACTCCTTCGATTTGATGGTCGTAAAACTCGACATCATCCTTGATGTAGGGCGCGAGTGATCCACGCTTGTCTAGCGACATGTCACTCCTTCGGCGGCACCGGCAGTTCTGGCTGCGACCACGAGGTGCCCTGTGTCGGGATCGGCCTGAAGTACTTGACGTCTCGCGTCCGATACGAAGCGAGGTACTCGAGGCACGCCTTGATGAGGTCGTCGAAATGTACGGCTTCAACCCTCCAGAACTCGGTGAAGGTTTCGCCATCGTACTTGTAGTGCGAAGCGATGTAGAGCATGCCGTCACACTTGCCCATGTGCTGCGCCGACTTGATTGCGTCTCGGGGGTCCGTGGACGAGACGGTCCACACTACGTCAAACGTGTCCCTCGTTTGTGCAGAAATCTCAAAAGTAATCATCCGAACTTCGCCTTCACTTCACAGCCGGGGCAGTCGTCTGGCGACTTGAGCATGCGATCCTCGATGGTGGGGTAGAAGTAGTTGCACTTGCGACAGCGGTAGCCGTCACTCTCGTCGCATCCAACGGCAACGAGGTTGTACTTCCTCATGTTGTCAGCCATCATAGTCGCCCGGACTTCTTTGGCGGCTTCGGCGAGACTCTCGTCGTCGTGGTTGACCATGTGTGCCGGGCAAAGCTTGAAGCGCTCTCGAATGAGAGCGTCTGCCATGCCCTGAAAGTACGGACCCATGCGCCTGTCGTCGATGATTACGTTGAGGAGCTGCGAGAAAGTGTACAGATCCTCCTTGCTCATGGTGAAGATGAAGCTCTCCATGCGGTGATGCCGCTCGATCGCTTCGAGCTGGGCGCGTTCGGCCTGCTGCTGTATGGCTTCGCGGAGTTCGTCTGGCATGTCGGGGAACAATGTTTCTTCTTTCTTTTTGTGGCGGGGCCGAGGCCCGGCGAGGCGATATATCTTTCGCCTCGCCGGGCCAGTTGTTGCGACCTAGAAGGGCAGGTCGCTGCCGTCTGACGAAGCGGGCTGTGCGCCCCACGGACTCGCCGGTGCTGCCGGGGCGGGCGGCGCGACGGGCGTCGGGGGCGTCGCCACGTGCCGAGGCGGCGCAGGAGGGGCCGCTGCGGGCATGGGGGGCGCGGCCGGTGCCGGTGCAGCCGGGGCTGCGGGCGGTGCCGGTGCGGCCGGGGCTGCGGGCGGTGCCGGTGCGGCAGCCGAGGGCGCGCTCGGCGCTTCGGCAGCCAGACCCCCTGCTGGCGGGGAATACGTCGCGGCAAAGGTCTTCGCCGGATCGCCGCCGCCCTTCGACGGCTCCTCGCCAGTCATCCAGACGGTCAACACGCCACCGACGGCGAGGTCCCGCTGCTTGGCGGCCTGGATCGCCTTCTGGATGGCTCGCTTCATGCGCGTCTTGTTGACGTAAATGGTACGCTGACCATCGTCGTCTTCGTCCACGCGCTCGTCGGTCTGGAGGAGAATAACAGCCTGCATGATGGGGTTGCCATCCTTGTAGAAGGCGGGCTCCTTGGTCTTGAAGTCCGTCTGCTGCGTCTCCAGGTACGGGACGATCTGCCCCGTGGTCGGGTTGAACTGACCGACGATGTAGCCGGACGCCCCCTTGTTCACTCCGTCGAACTTGACGGCCTTGCCGCCACCGTCGAAGAATCCCATTGTTGCTCCTCTTCCGTGATTGTGTGTGGATACCGTTGCTACTTGCGGGTAGTTTCGGTGGCTCCCCGGGTGGTACTTTACCCGAAGAATCCGCCTGTGTAAGTTGCCGGCGGTGTATCTTCTGCCGACAACATTCCTCCCTCTTTCTTTCGCACGGAGGCAGGCGGGGCTGTGATCTGGCGCTTCGCTCGCGCAAGTAGCGCAGAGAAATAGGGCCAGTAAACTTCTGGTGTTGTGGCATGGGGCTTGAAAGTGGGCACTGAGTACTTGTAGCCGCTGCCGAGGTTGACGTTGAGAGTCATAGTTGTATATACAGAGTATAGAGGTTTTCCGCGCCGTGCAAAGTCTCGCATGTAGCTGATCGCAGGCTGTTCGGCGGATCGCTGCAGTGCCATTATTCCAATTGAGTAGAACTCGCCCGTACCGTTTGCAGGTGGAACCAGTGCCGGAATGTTGACCTGAAGAACACACTCGGGGCGCTTGGACTTGCGCGGAGAGAGCGGGTCGTGCGTCCATTTCGCAAATGCGCACGCACCACAGTCGAGTACCTTGCGCCCGTGACGCGCGTCAAATATGTCAATCGGGGGAAAGTTTGAGCGCAGCTCGGGGAACGTGGCTGTCGGCAAGCCTTCAGACCCGTTGCGCGAGTGGCAGGCCGGAGTGCGAGTGGAGTGACCTTCTGGGATTGGGTCCGTGCCGGTCGGGAAAAGGATTCGGGTGTACGCCACGCCAAGCATGATAACCGCGCCCCACTGTTCACGACAGAGAGGCTCGTCATTGAGCATCCACTTGCCGTCGAGGTGGTGGATTGTGATTCGCAAGATTGGATCGTCAATCTTGGGGAGCGTAGCCTGCAAGGGCTGCTCTAGCAGAATTGCCACGGGGGTTCCTTTATCTCGGATAGGTTCCAGTTCGCTAATGCGTGTTAGGGTAACACTACACCCGGCGCAATGGGGTTGTCAACCGGGATTCTTGGGTCAAATTATTTCAACAATCTGGACGATGTAACAAATAAGAAGCCTTTATGCTTCATCCACCGCACCAATTCGTTTTCTGCTACGCGCCACTCGGGGGGCTGGTTGCCCGGTGCGATGTTGCGAGCTGTCATTAGCCCAAGGGGCACCACACGCTTTCGTGATCGCCCTTCGAAGTAGATGTAATTGCGCCTGATTGTGGCCTCATTTGTACCAAGGGCTGTAGCAATCTGATCGAGTGTGTATAGGAATATGCGCGGCGGAAAATCGACCGAGGCAGAATCCCTGTCGAGGTCCTTATCAATCGTACTCATTTGCGTACCACCATTCGTACTGCTCCACGAGCCCGTCTGTGGCGCTTCTGCTCCGACAGGGCGCGTCGGGAGGGGCGAGGCGCTTGAACTCGAACTTCACCCGCCCATCGTTGAAGACGGGTCGAACGGAATGGTACGAGTCTTTCATCGGAACCCCATTCTCTTTCCAAGCTGACTAGACTTATCAGCACGAGCGGCCAGCTTTGCCTTGCTCTTCATGTGGGCAAGCCCGTATTGCAAGCCGTCAGCGGTAAATGATTCGAAGCGCACCGGCTTCTTCGGACAATGGGCGAAGCCAATCTTCTCCCAGCGCTCGAACACAGCCCCTATCGCGCCTACGCTGGGCGGGTTGAGATCGTTAATCATCTTGGCAATGATCGCCGGGGTAAGCACCTCTTCTTCAAGCTCTCCGCGAGCGAACTGGCTGCAGATCAACAGCACCTCGTCCTCGAGTTGTCCACGTGCCCGCTTCCCGGAGGGTGTCTCTTGGTAGTGCGGGACACGCACCACTTCAGCCGGGCGGGACTCGCGCTCGGGGTGAGACTGAGCTGCAATGTACATTGCGATACGCTCTTCAGGGGTTGGAATCGTGAACTCGTTGCGCGGGGGGCTGTAGCGAGGGTTCTGCATGGAGATGCGTGGCATGTTAACGGACTTGAACATCTGCGTCACCTGCTCGTGGCACTTGCACGAACAGACAACGCCCTTCTCGTTCGGCGTCCAGAACGTGCAGACCATCATAGCCGTTCCGTTATGATCTACTGGACTGGTGCCCTCGCAGAGGCCGTTGAGGCAGAAACCTGTGATGTACTTTTTATTCACCGAGAGAGTCCAATCCGGCTCGCATGTTCTCCATGTTCACCTGCGTATACATTTCGGTCGTGCGCGAGTTGGCATGGCCGAGCACTTCCTGTGTGGTGCGTAGGTCTAGGGTAGCACGGTAAAGCTCTGTCGCAAGTGTGGCCCGCAGGTCGTGACTCTTGATGTGGGAATCGAAGCCAAGCCGCCGCCCGGTAGCCGTGACACGGTGGCGCGCCGTTCTGTCTGGCATGTCCACCACGGGACGCCCGGTGGAAAGTGCGAACATGTAGGCTGGCTCAATGTAACGCCATGCCACTTCTGAAATGGGAAGTTCCCGCTCCTTGTCGCCCTTGCCGCGAACAAGCAGGGTCATGTCGCGCTTGTTGAAGTCCTGTGCCGTCAGGCTAAGCGCCTCACCAACGCGCAAGCCCATGAGTCCCTGCAGCGCAAACAGGGCAGCCTCGCTCGGGTTGCGAGCGCTGTTGCACATGCGAATCACCCCGCTGATGCCCTCCTGAATGGGGTGAGGCACGGGGCGCTTCGGCTTGGGGGCCGAGTAGTCAAACAAGATGTCAGAACGGAGAGCCCACTTCGCGTATGCGCGCAAACTTGCGATCCTTCTCGCTGTTGTCCTTGGTGCCGCCATCCCCCTTGTCTGGTTCAACCAGCTCGCTGCGACGCTCTCCAAATCCTCCAGCGGAATCTCCTCCACCTTGAAGTGGCGCATCATCTCCTTCAGGTCCGTCTTGTACGCCTTCGCCGTGTTCATCGAACGACCCTTGGCGAGTAACGATTCTTGGAACCTCTCGATAGAGTCGAATGTTAGTGTCGTCTCCATAGCGATTGTAACCCTCCTGCACAATTTCGTCTTTCGCGGCCACAACGGGCCGCGCCTTGTCAATTACTCGGTTGAGGAACTCTTGGAACAGGTCAAGTTCCGGCGATGTCATGTCGGTCACGCGAATCGAGAACGTCTTGCGATTCGGCTTCACGAAATAGAGAACGAAATCATCGCCATCTTCTGGCAGCGTGCTTTTGTATTTCATGCGAAGGTCGGCGGCGTCGGGGTGGATTGTGTCGATAAAATCCCCGAAGTGGTTATACTCTACCACCTCCACCGTTGACAATCGAAGCCACATACGCCTCGCCTTTGACATCGTTGATCGCGCTCGCCCCTGACCTCGGCGCATGCCCGGAGCTATCATGGGAGTATACCGATCAATTGGCATCGAAGTCTTGCGCGGCATCTTCTTCACTCCTGATCTTCTGGAAGACGGTGGACCGGTTCGCCTTTTTGCTCTGCGCCGGACGAGCCATGCCGGGACTGGCGTAGGGGTCCTGCCTCCAGTGCGCGTCACGCGCGACACAGGTGGGACACAACCACGCCACCGACCGGGACCGAAGCGTGAGCGGCTTCACGCCGAGCTCTTGGAACTGAACCTTTTTCACGACGAGCAATTCTCGCTCCGTCACCTTGCCGCAACCGCTACAAGCATATTCTCCAGCAAATGCCATTTCTTCTTCTCCTGTTCTAGAGCACTTCGGGTACGTCACCACTTGCATCTTCGGTTACCAACATGCAGTCCGCGCAGATTCCTCGCAAAACGAGAATGACGTTCCACTTGCTGATCCCGATGCTATCCTTGAGGCTCTGCTCGAGGTGGCGAGCATAGGCTGCCCCGTGAAACATCGACTGACATTCGAGCTCCGTGTCGGTTATTTGCGTCTTGACCCACGAACTCATCGCATACCTTATGGAGCTGATCCCTTGCGTTGGCAGGACCACTCCAAGCTTAGCAAACGTTGAGCCGCCTCGGCTAATGGTGTCGTCGGCGTATGAGCCAACGCCAGCAGCCGGCTCGTTTGGGATCGGCATGAGCAGCTTCGCGTACCTTCCTGCTGGACCCACGGCGGGCTCAATCTCGACGCCGTGGCCGAAGCGGTAGGGCGCCGAGCTACGAAGGTCGTCAAAAGAAAACAGCGGAACGGTCACGAGCAACTTTCTACCTTCACCAAGAAGTCGCCACAGCTCCTCTTGCTCGCCGCCGCTCGCAATGAAGGCGTCCACGTGGCGGCAGGCCCACGTCTCGCACGCCTTGCATATGATTTGGCCGGTCTCGCTGACGCCTACAGGGGCGGGCGCCTCGCCATCGACAATGACGGGATAGATGTTCACAGCAGGAACCTCGCATCTTCTGGATCGGCACCCATCTCGCGCATCATCTGCTTGAGCCACTGGAAGTCGGATCGAAGCCGCCGATACCTGCGAACGTTACGCGCTTCGGGTACGTCACCACTTGCATCTTCGGTTACCAACATGCAGTCCGCGCAGATTCCTCGCAAAACGAGAATGACGTTCCACTTGCTGATCCCGATGCTATCCTTGAGGCTCTGCTCGAGGTGGCGAGCATAGGCTGCCCCGTGAAACATCGACTGACATTCGAGCTCCGTGTCGGTTATTTGCGTCTTGACCCACGAACTCATCGCATACCTTATGGAGCTGATCCCTTGCGTTGGCAGGACCACTCCAAGCTTAGCAAACGTTGAGCCGCCTCGGCTAATGGTGTCGTCGGCGTATGAGCCAACGCCAGCAGCCGGCTCGTTTGGGATCGGCATGAGCAGCTTCGCGTACCTTCCTGCTGGACCCACGGCGGGCTCAATCTCGACGCCGTGGCCGAAGCGGTAGGGCGCCGAGCTACGAAGGTCGTCAAAAGAAAACAGCGGAACGGTCACGAGCAACTTTCTACCTTCACCAAGAAGTCGCCACAGCTCCTCTTGCTCGCCGCCGCTCGCAATGAAGGCGTCCACGTGGCGGCAGGCCCACGTCTCGCACGCCTTGCATATGATTTGGCCGGTCTCGCTGACGCCTACAGGGGCGGGCGCCTCGCCATCGACAATGACGGGATAGATGTTCACAGCAGGAACCTCGCATCTTCTGGATCGGCACCCATCTCGCGCATCATCTGCTTGAGCCACTGGAAGTCGGATCGAAGCCGCCGATACCTGCGAGCGTTACGCGCTTCGACGTAGGTCAGGACCGCAGCCTTGGTCCTACGGGAGGGTCCGGTGCGGCGCGCTTCTTCGTATGAAGTCCAGGGAGTGTTGTCGTCGTAGAAGGTCTTGCCAGCCAAGACCTGATTGGCCCAATCGAGTAGTGGGCTCCAGTTAAAAGATTTGCGCCGCGCCACGATTACGCTCCTTCCATTCGTCAATGCGCCTTTTGTGTGCGCGATTTGTCTGGTCGCCAATTTCTTCTCGTAGCCATTGCTTAACCTGCCAGCGGGCCACCTCGTCCAGTATGGACGAGTCAAGCAGGGCCTGCAGTGCGGCCGCCGCGTAGTTCGGCCGTGCCTCCGACTCTGGGAACGCGCCAGCCAGCGGGCCAGCGGGGGCCGGTGTCACCTGCTCAACAGGTGCCGGCTTGATTGTCGGCGGCTTCTTCTTCCGCTGGGGAGCGAGGTCGTTGCACGAGCATGGCGTGTCGTCACAGAACATGCACACAGCCGCTGGGTTGACCTTGGGCACCTTCACTCCTTCCACGAACGTTTGTTAACAACGATGGTAGCACAACCCTAGTGGTTTGTCAATTCAGATCTTTTCATGCAGCGCTTGCACATGACCTGCGGGATTGGCTCCCGAAAGTATGCCCGCGACCACCCCACCATCGTCACTCCGCACATTGTCTGCGAGCGATTGAGCGGGCTGGTGAGGTGCATGAGCGACGGACGCTGTTTGGCCGTGCGCGCGATCACGTAGAGGCCGCTACTCAGAGGCCACTTCTCGTCAAGCTTCATTCTTCCTTTGTTGCCTTCCTGTAGAGTATGGCCCTTGTTCGTAGCAGACTTGCAATTGCTGACACGTATGTCAGCTCATCTGGTCCACTCCCCGACAAATTGCCCGCTTCCTTCTCGAGAAGGTCTGCAAATAGCAGCGGAGCGGCAGCTTCCAGCACAGCCTTGGAGTGATCCAAGGCGTATGCGTCCCCCTCGCTAGGGTTACAGTCGCAGAGTGCGCATACCTTCCCGAACTCGCATCCCCCTGTCTGCTCGCGCACTAGCGCTTTGGCGCCCTCAAGGATTGCATCTTCGGGAATCTTGATCTTCTTCACTTGAGCCATTTCTCCAGTCCTTCTCGGACGATTTGCTCTGCAGCATCTAACCCGTTGAAGTAGCTCGGGCTGGGTGCGTTGTCACTGAGGCACATGTCAGCCCATGCCCTGATTTCGTCGGCCAGCCTGTTGCGAATGTGCGCAGGTATCTCGTTCACTGGCGTACACCTCCTCGCCGGTGTCTGGAATCTCAATGGTAACTTGATTCCAGAACCCGTCGGCGTAAGTCTTCTTCCATCGGGAGGCATGCAGGGGTCTGTAGAGTCACCCGTCTGGACGGCGACACCCGTCCACACGCATCCCTGCCCGTCGTCGTGGGCACCACTGTGCCCACTCTTCCGCACGCACACGGACTGGCGGTGATGCTCGTCACGATGGGTGATGTCAACACCGCACCGGCCGGGGCGTCGGCGCAGCTTGTCGCCGATTTTGGCGAGGATGTGAACCATCTCATTCTCCTTCTCGTCACTCGTTGCCCACCCTGCGCGATGCTCGCGGCGTGGCGAAACTGCGCGTTGTCACGCGCACATCGTCATGCGCGCCCACGTCGCCACCGGCGGCGATCCGGTCGGTCAGCGCGTTTCGGTTCGCCAGTTCACCCTGCTTCTTCTCCCCTGTTCTTTCTGAACCGCTCGACCAGGCACTCGCGTCGCTCTCGGAGCCCTTGAAGAAGAACCCCAAGGGGAATCTCCTCGACTCCGATCATTTCATTTGGCTGGCGCAAGATCTCAAGCTCGTGCGCCACGCGCCACGCCCTTGCCTCGCTGGTGTATCCGACTGCGTATCGCCAAGTGATCTCACCCGTCTCCCGGTCACGAAATACCGGACGCCAGCGAGCTTCTACCATACGAGTAACCCCCTGGTTGCTCTTCCAAGCGCGGCACCTGTCGCCGAGCATGACTGTTATCATCGCGACAGCTCCACCAAAAGCGAAGCCTCCGATCACCTGAAGAATCAGGTCATTCACTTTCAAGCACCGCCTTGATGTTGTCTTCGGTACACTTGTTAGCAACTGCCAGCATCTTCAGGTCGAATCCAGCGGCATGAGCTGCCTTAATCTTGGCGACATCTTCGGGGCTGAAGTGCTTTGCAGGCGCGACGCTGTCCCTCTTTGTGATGGGGGTGCGCGTCGGTTTGCCCGCACCCGAAGCGGCCACCGGGGCGGCGCGGTGGTCCCGCTCCCAGGGGGTAGGGATGCGTTCGGCTGCATTCGCCACCCGCCCCCCTCCGGGCGTGATCGTGATTGTCTCACAGCCGGGAGTCATGTGATGCCGCCCGGCGAGGCGGTCCTCCCTGCGGACAACCGCTTCGCGCTTCACGTCGTCGTGAGTGGGGTAGTAGGGAGCCGAGATGAGCTGAATCATCTTGGTCATGCCATGAAGCTGGCCCTTAAGGTGAGTGGTGTCGCCATCTGATTTCATCAGCTCACCGAGTACCGAATCCACCTCGGCCCACATTTGCTGAATGATACTTGTCAATGCGCCACCTCCTAGGCGAAGCTTGTTGTTTTTGTTTGGGCAGTTCTTCGTGTAGTGAACGCTTACCATCTTGGCGAGATCATTAGAATCTTTCGCCAAGCAACGCGTGTCGCAGCCGGGAACGTCACAACGAAAGACCACGCCGTCTTTGTGAGGGGAGACCGTGTACTTACTCATCGTAGAACACCATATAAACGACGACAAGAATGACACCTATCACGATTACGACCGAGACAACTGTGTCGAAGTCAAACACGTGGCAGCGCCTGTCGGCCGTTGCGCTCTCCGACCAGTCGCCGCCGTGCCGTGTGCGTAGGCACAGCGCGTCCGCGCTCCCCCAGCTCGCGGGCAAGCGCCTCGTCTCCGCTTTCGAAGATCACGTTGATTTTCCTTGTCATGCTCTGTCTCCTTCTGTCTCCATACCGTTGAGGGTAGTAATACTCTCTAGTTTAGGACGGGGGCTGCCCGCCCGGCAGCGCAGCCCCCGAATCCTACTCGTCGTCTTCGCTCAACTCTTCCTCGGCCTCGGCGATGGCAGCTTCGGCGGGGGTGGGAGCGCGGTGCGAGTGGCCGAGTGGCCCGTGGTCAATCCCAGTGTGGAACTCGATGGCCTCCTCCTCGGAGAGCTGCTCGATATCCTCTACCCTGTACCCGTGGCGGTCGATCAAGTGCTGTCGAGCTTCGCCCTGCTCAAGGGGGGCGAGCTGCCTGCGCTTGAGGCGCTTCCCGACCACGAGCACCCTGGCGTCGAGGATCTGATTGGCTGCGTAAACCTCGCTGCGGCGGGCTCGCTTCTGTCGGAGCACCACGCCAGCCGCCGAAGCGGCCTCGATCGTGCCCTCGATCTCGACCTCATCGCCTTCGCCGTTAACGACCTTGAGGCGAACCTCCTTCTCGGCGAGGGTAGGAATGTCAATCTTGCTCATCAAATACTTCCTTCTTGTGGGGGTTTGTCGGCGTGTCGGCCGGGCATGGTAATCCTACCGGACATGGGATCGAATTGCAAGCGATCTTGTGGCACTAACGGGGCGGACGGCACCTGCGTGGGGTCCAGCGGACGTAGAGGCGTCGCCCCGCGCCTTGGCTGCGCGAAGTCGGGCGATGCACTCAGGGCAGCTCGGGCCGCGCCGCGGCCCGCTCCACCAGGGAGCGGTGCCATCAATCCTGGCGAGGATGAGGCGTGCCTGGTAGGCGTCCCGGTCCCACACCCGAACCTCCCGGCCGCACAGGCTCAGAAGTGGGTGCTGGTAAAAGACGTTCGGGTCGATAGCCATCAAATGCTCATCGTTGCCGGTTATGGCGTAGGTGGTCATCGGGGGACTCCTTTCCTGTAGTCGTCGGCGGTAGCCTTTGTTGTTCTCATTTGTCCCATCCTTCTTCGATAGCCTGCGTATATAGGGCAAGATCGTCTGACGAGCTGTGCTTCGGCCCCAGGTCCACCGCAAGAACAGGGGAGATCGGAACGTGCACCGGAGGGCCGGGGTCCTCCAGTGCGCGACGAGCCCTCTCTCTTCTCTCTGGGGCCTCGTTAGGATCGTCGGCGATCGCTCGCAACAGGGCCGCAACCTCGCCGAGACTAAGGCGGTCTGTCACAACTCCTCCAATCGCTTGCCGAGGTGGCGCACCACCTTAATGACGTCTTCCACCCCATCCACGCGCACGCTGTCAAGTCCGTGCTTCTGGGGATCGTTGGACCCAATGCCTACGCCCATCAGAACGTAGCCGCGCTGGCGGCAGGTCCTAATCTCCTTCTTGAGGAGGGCAAGTTCTTCATCGTAGTTCTCCGCAGGCATTTCGCCGTCGGAGTAGTACATGATGATCTTGTCGGTGGCCTGCACCCTGTCGAGCGCCTTGCGGTAGAACTGCAAGGTGTGCCCGTCGTAGTTCGCTTGAGCCGCGCGCAGTCCGGCGAGTCGTTTGCGCGCCTCGTCGTTCCACGGTGCCTCAAAGGTCTTGACCTCCTTGATGATCAGCCCCGTCACGCTCCCAGAATGGGCAAACACGGCAAACTTAATCCCCATGCGGGAGCACAGTTCCGCTTGCGCGTGTGCCGCTTTCAGCTCAACCGAGAGGGTCGAGCCCCATGCGGTCGAGCCAGAGATGTCAATGCCAATCACGACTGCATAGTCGCGCTTGCCGGGCAGGGACTTCTTGTGGAACAGGCGCGGGTCGTCGTTCCATGCACGCTTGCCAAGCGTTGAGGCCGAGACGCGACCGGACTTGCGGTTACGGTCGTACCGGGCTCGCTTGTTCTCCTCCATTGCCTTGCGCAGGTGCAACAGGGCGGGGCCGAGGATCGTCTCGTCCACCGAAAGTGCCTTGCGCGCTGGCGGAAGCTTCTTCTCCACTTCCACAGAGGTTAGGGAGACAGAGGGCTCGTCGAAGTAGTCCGAGGTTCCCATCACAGACTCGATCATCTTTCGCTCGGAGCGCGTGTCCGGTGCGATGTGCTGGTCCACGTGGCCGACCAGCTTTTCCACCAGTTCAGCCGCGAGCTTCTCTGCAACCCGTGGGTTAGAGCCCGTGAACTCCTCGGGCTCTGGCCGCCCCCCGTGGCCGACCTCGCCGTCCTCGTTCAGGTCGGGGAGATCATCAGCCTCGCCAGATTCTGCTGCCTCGGTGTCGGCGGCTCCCCCGCCGCTAGCACCCCCGTCTCTAGATTCACCCTCACTGTCGTCATCTCCGCTCGGCACAGATCCGGCGTCAGCTTGTTCAGAAGCAACCTCGTCCTCGTGTGCAGTCTGTGGGCTCCCCCCTCCCCCATCAGAACCATCTTCGTCAGTCCCACAAGAAGCTGAACCCTCACCTTCCCCTGCCGGCTCGCCTCCGAACCTCGCATCGTCCCCACCATCACCAGAACTCTCGTCGGCCTCTTCGTCCGAGCCTCCGCCGCCTCCTTCTGAATCCTCCGCAGGGCCTTTGGGCTGTACGCCGTCCTCCGAATCTTCTGCATCCCCAGATGGGTCTCCATTGCCCTCTCCTTCACCGCCTTCTCGTTCGCCATCTTCTTCGCTATCCTCGTCGCCTTCGTCGCCACCCTCGCCACCGCCTTCCATCGGCGGCCCTTCCTCCGGGCGGCCGCCGAAGAATCCGTAGTCTTTCATGGCCTCGACATAGCGAGCAGCGATCACGATTGAGTCTTCGACGCAGGTTGCACTGTATACCGAGCGAATGATCGCCTCAATGTTCGGGTCAGACAGCGCGCGTGAAAGGTACTCGTGAAGGTGCGCTTTGTAGTCGAAGTCCTCGGCCACGAGGAGGGGCGCAATGGTGGCTTGCACGTCGAGCGGTTGTTCAATCCACTTAACCTCGTCCATGATCTGCTGCCGGGTTGCGACCTGCATGTCGTACACGCCGGGGCGAGCCTCTGCCATGAGCGCGTCAACACGGGAGTCTTCTACGGCGTTGACCAGCATCGGCCCCATGTGCCCGAGAAGAACGGAACTGACCGCGAGGGGACTGTCCCTGTCAATCGTTGCATCAAAGTGCTTACTTGCCTCAGTGGCGTAGTCTCGCAGGCCACTCGCGACGAAGAGGCCTGTCAGGTAATGCTGGTTGACATGCTCAACAAAAGAGCCGAAGATGATGTGACTCATCTCGTGGTACACGAGGGAGATTACACGTTCGCGCCGCTCGCAGGCGGGGCAAAGTGCGAAGCCCATACGGTCCCGCGTGCCACAAACAGAACGCACGTGACGCTCTTCATCAATCCCGAGCGCATAGGGTGGGCGAATGTGAAGCGTTTGCCCGTCGCTATAGGTGCCGTCCGAGGATGGCACGATCCGCAGTGGCTTACCCGCTAGCGCGGTGGCGAAGCCCTCCAGCGATGGGATCATGCGCTTGAAGTTTTCGACTGCCTTAACGGCAACCTTCGGGTCTGCTTTGCCTGTCATGATGTGTCACCTCCTAACTGGTGTATCGAAAGGGTCGAGCGGTTGTTGTTGTGTAGACCGGTCCGCCCAGAGAGGGCGCGTCCCTTTCGCGAGTAGGAACGGTCGTAGACGTGGACCTGCGGCGCGGGCTGGACATACCACTGCTTCGTGCGTGCGAGCGTACGACGTCAAGAATCAGCTCTTGGTGCCGAGGTTCGAGGTAGTCTGCCGTTGCAAGTCGGTAGGCGTCGGTCGGACTAAACCACTTGAGAGCGCGCGCGACCTTAAGCTGCGGGCGAATCCCCCACGTGATCGGGATTGTCTCCTCGGAAGACATGCGCCGCAAGTCACCGGCGATACCGATAATCATATCGAGCGCGTCTCTACCGATCTCCCATCCGTCCAGCTTAACAGCGGCTTCGATGATCCTACGCTCGACAGCCTCATTTGGCAAGTCCACGAAGATGTGCATGAGACGAGAGCCGTCGGCGTCGGCGATTGTCGAGGTGCCAGAGTTGCGCACGTCCCATGCAGGGTTCATTGCCATGCCGAGGAAGGCATAGTCGTGCCGGGATATGCGCTCACCCTTGTTCATATCCAACACGAGTTGCTTCGAGTTGTCGGTGAGCGGGCGAATGAACTGCCATACGTCAGGCTGGCCAACGTTTGGCTCGTCAAGGCAGATCACGCCGGGCTTGCCCCAAGCGGTCGGAATGCGACCGTACTCGAAGTAGGTTCCCCTGGCGGGGTCGTAGTGCATCTTGCCGGCGAGGTCATCAACTTCGGTCGAGCCCGTGATGCTGATGCGGCGGAAGGGAAGACACATGAGCCAGGCCATGTGGCGGAAGAACTCCGTGTTGTGAGTCACGATGTAATCCTCCGTCACGTACAGACGATCCTCAGCCTCGACCTGAATGCAGATTACCTCAGCCTCGCCAGCCGACTCAATCGACTTAATCTTACGAGTTGGCTGGAGGTGCCGTGTCCTGTCCCATCGACCCCGCTTGCGCTTAGTTAGGAATGGATTGAACGGAACGGAGATGTTCACAGTAAACAACCCGTCACGATCACTCCGAACAACCGAAGCCGTTCCGCCTAGAGATTGCACCAGCTCGCGTACCTGATGTGCCAACAAGTCAGACGTCGAGTGATACCGTGTATGCCTGCCATCCTCATTCACCGAGCCATCACAGTCGAGTAGCGCCGCGAGAAGGTCTCGCCTATCAAGCACCGAGCCGCGCATATACTCATCAGGAATAAACTTGTCCCTAGACTTCACTCCCTTGAGGCCGAGATCCTTGATGTGGCTCCAGACATCGTACACCTTCCAGCGCCTGGTCGGTGTAGGTGTACGCTCAGCAACCTTGTACCCACGCGCTTCGATCTCTTCAACTACGGCGAGATCGTTCGTGCTAAACAGGGCTTCATTTGTCGTGAGTGAACCGTTTGCAAGCATGACACCGAGAACATAAGTGTCTAGCGAAAGTGTCACAGGACTGAACTCAACCGGGTCCACCAGGGGGATGCGGAACTTGTAACCACTGGTTCCAATTAGTCCACGGTCCCGAAGCTCTCGAGTAGAGAGAACGCTACCCTTCGGGTTAACCCGCTTCTCGCCGGTACGCCAGTTGACTTCCTGCTTGGCAGTCCATGTCTGCCACAGGTGATCGTCGTCAACCAACACTGAACTACCGTCAGTCATAGTTACTCGATTGACTGGAAGAACTCCACGCGGGAAGATGCCGGTCACCTTCGTAGGCTTGCCATTCGAGCCAACGACATAGTCACCAACCTTAAGTTCGCCGACTGTGGTCCAGCCTCGAGGAGTCAGTATGCCTGTATTTACTGGATGCCCTTTGCCCGTCCCAGCCGCGCCCCACAGGGCGGGCGTCTCGTCGAGTGCCATCCAAAGGACGGCGGTCTTATACACCAGTCCCATGTGATCAACGTACTGCTCTGGGTGCTCGTCGTCTCCCGTTCGGGGAATGGCGGCGCGCTCTTCCTCGGAAAAGAAGTCCGGGTCGAAGATTGGCAGCATGATCTCGTGCTGCTCGTTCTCGTCCTTCACGCTCCGCCACGCACGGATGCCAGCGGCCCGCTCGTCGTCAGTAACTGGCGCGTCGCTCATGTAGGTGCTGGGCTCGGAGAAGGTCACACGCGCCTCGCGCGCGAAGTCTGCGGCCATGATAAGTTCTCCGATCGTGCTCATCGTGTACTCGGGAACGAGTTGCATGCGAGAAAGGGAGGTATCGTCCCGGGGGCCGACAGACCTGCTGGAACAGCGGCGCGCCGTTGAGACTACAGAGCTCTTGCGCAGAAGGATTCCACGCGCGGCGCATGCGCCCACGTTCCAGAGTCCATGCTCCACCATTGTCTCTGGTGGAATGTAAAACCGGCACTGCAAGCAGGAGCGCACTAGCGCGGCGGTCTCTCCAGAGGCGCCCGTGCTGAGCGCCATAGGGTCTGGCGTCATGACAATGACGCCATTGAGCTTCTCAACGCTGGCAGGATCGAGACCACTCTCGCGGTCGCCAGTGTTGTACGACTCGCACGACTTGGCACGCGCATCACGCAACGCGTTGTTCTGTCCTGGGCTGTAGGTAGGTATGAACAGGGGGCCTTTCCCCATTCCACAGATCGGCCCGCCAAGGTTCTCGCCAGACTCGGCGTAGTGGCTGGGCTCCATGCAGAATATGCAGTCTTTGCAATTTGACATTTACCAAGCCTTTCTCAGTAAGAAGACGAGCACTTGCTCATGAGGCCTTCAATGGTCGCTTCGTATTGTGCAGCCTCACGAAGTGCTGCATTGAAGTTATTCTCGGCGGCGATGAGGTCACGTTCGGCGCGACTAATCTGCGCCGAGTCGCCATGAACAACAGCATTCTTGGCGCTGGTTAGCGCCGGAGAGAAGGCTCCCTTAGAAGCCGATATCTCTTTCGTCGCCTCGAGTAGGCGGTCGGCTGCGTCGATAGCTGCCTCGCACTCAGGCGTGAGTGTGCGCACTTCACGCACTACCTCCCTTTCCTCGTAGACAATCTTCTCCACGACCGTAGGTCGGGAAGCTTCCCGCAGCTCGCTGGCGTAGCCGAGGCTGGCAAGTCCGTTGCCAGCGCCAGCCGCTGCGAGCGCGACGAACAGGACTCCAACGAGTCGCATTGGAGCACCTCACTTGGTAACGCGACCGTATCCCCGACGCTCGTTCTCGTTCTTCGTGATGTGCCACGAGAGGAACAGGTCAACAATAGCTCCCACGCCGCCGAGCCCCACCGTAAACAGGTAGAGGACGCCGAGCCCTATGTGGCCGAGGTAAAACCGATGCACCCCGAGGAACCCGAAGAATCCGCACAGCCAGAACGTGGCCCATGCGTTCTTCCGGGGCAGTCCGTAGCGGCCACCGCTGGGAATGTTGTTGATAGAGATGTTATTGTTGATGCTCATGTGTTTGGCTTTCTGTTGAGTGTGTTTTTGCCGAGGCGAACAAGGCTGATGCTCCAGCTCTTTCCGCCGATGCCGGTGCTTGGTCTCTCGAGGTGCTCTTCGAGCGGGCAGTCGCAGTTGAGACATTTGGTGTCGCCAGGAGTCATTTATTCCTGCTTTCCAGTGCGTATCGTACCGCCGTGCAATTCTGCACAGCGCAGCGTAGATCACCATAAAAGCCCCATGACGCCCAACGATGGTAGTGCCTCTGGACCCTGCGGGGTCGCCACTCGATCCGCACCCCATCTTCCATGAGATACTTCACGAAGTCCGGCAGCTTGGACACGGCCTCGGCGAAGGTGTCGTAGGTCCGTATCTGCGAGGTGTACTCCATTGTGTACTCGTTGAAGCCGTCAATGCTCCACCCCTCGCCGCCTTCCGAGAAGATGCGCAGGTTGGTGATAACCTTGGCCCCCTCTGTGGGACCGTTCACCGCTTCAATCATCACTGCACCCCCGCGCTCGGCACTAACTCGTCGCGGCTGATCGACTCGACCGAGCCGTCATGGTACTGGATGACGTAGAAGTCCGGGGTGACGTCGAGCACCACGACTTCATCAAGGGGCGAGCCGGTAACGTTGAGAACGTCACCGACTTGAAATGCCTGCTTGCGCATGTTCTACACCCCCACGCTCGGCACGAACTCGCCGCGCACCTCGTCGGAGTCGGAAACGAGGAAGGGATGCTCATTCGAGCACCTGACTCGTGGGTAGTCCTCCCAGAAGATCGTTGTATGACTTGGCCCGACCTCAACGGCCTTGACCACAACCTCCCTGAAGGGGGCGAGATGTACCATTCCGGGCTTGAGGTCCCGTGCCTTAACTTCGCGCATCACTGCACCTCCCAGAAGGAATTGCTCTCGAGGGTTGCGCCTGCCGCCTGCGCCTGCGCCAGCAGGGCACGGCCTCCGGCGGTACGCTCGAACCTGATCTCGTAGTCGATTGACCACGACTCGACGCACTCGGAGCAGACAGTCTCAATGTGCTCGCACAGGTTCGGGTTGGCCTTGATCTTGACTGGATAGAATGGTCCCGGCTTGCACCTCATGGGCACGTAGTTGTAGCCGGAAAGTTGTGTCGCCATTGCGTCTCCTAACGCGATTGCTCTGTGGGTCATGGCTAGATGGTAGCACAACCCTAGATCATTGGTCAAGTGGAAATCTTTGGGGACAGTACAATGGCTCCCATCGGGGGCGGCGGCGGGGGTGGCAGGTGCCGCCCGGTGGGAGCCATTGTGCTCGGGGGCGAGCCGCGCGCTCGTGGGCACGCTATAACGTACCTCGGCTCGACTTCCCCTATCCACGCCGTGCGAAGGCCACTTCTTCTAGCTCGCACGGCGTGGACTGACGGGGGAAGGCTGCGCAAGGCTAGGCGGGAAACCTTGCGCAGCCTTCCGGCTTGCTACTGGACGACGACGCCCAGCTTCTCCTTGCCGTTGATCACTCGACGCTCGACCACGACGCCCTCAACCGAGGGCTTCGCGCCCGAGGGGGGCTCGAGGCGGTTAGTAATCGCACCCGCACTCGGCGTGTCGTCGCCGTACTCCTCCGAGCGGAACTTGCGGAGTTCCGCGACCGACAGGAAGGTGCCAGCCGGCTTACCAGCGATGGCCTCGGCGATATGCCGGGCGATGTCCCGGCGAGGGCCACTGTAGGACCGGCCGCCACCTGAGCCGCCGCCGCGCAGAGGCTTGACTGCGGCCAGCTTGATCGCCCGCAGGATCACCTTGTTGTCGGTGTCCTGCTCCTCGGACGCGCGAACCTCGCGCGCCGTGGCGAACAGCTCGTTGGCCTTGGCTGTAGCAACTTCCTTCGCCTTCTCCAGATCGACGCGCTCAGGCGCGTCGGAGGTGGCGAGGTAGAAGGCCAGCGTCAGGGCGGCGAGGCCCTCGGCGTAGGTGTCGGTCGGATCAACCGTCACCCGAGGCTTGGGCGAGGTGCCGCCGGACGCCTTGGAGGCGACTGCCGCGCTCTCCTGCAGGATCATCACGGCGCGGGCGCTCGACACGTCGAGATTCTCCATGAAGGACTTGAGCAGCTCGTGCAGGTAAGCCTTCGCCCGGTTTTTCGCCTTCGCGCCGTCGAGGTCGGCGTAGGCCGTGCGAACAAGATTGATCTGGGCCTCGGGCAGGACGCCCGTGGCGACGTCGCGCTCAGCGATCGCCGCCTCGACCGCATTCTGGAACTCGGTGAGGTCGATCTCGGGCTCGGCGGGGGACTCGGCCGAGGGAGCCTCTGCGGCGGGGACCTCGTCGGGCGAGGTGGTCTCGGTCTCAACGACCTCGGGGAGGTCGGTCTCGGTTGCGGTCATCTCTTCCTTCTTCTTGGTGGGGCGTGCCATGATATGCCTCTTTCTGTGGCTGGTGTGGCTGTGAATCGCCGGGCGGCTCCCGGCGATCCGTTGTTGGTAGTTCCTACCCTACAGGCTTTCGCGTTGTGTGTAAACTCGATTTGTTAGCGCCATGCGGGGCGGGAACTGAGGCGCGGGTGGGCGACATAGGATCGCGCCCGCGTACGTTATGTAGTTGTGGTCCTGACTATACCAGCTCGTCAGGATAGAAGGCAAGGCGAACGGGCTCGCCGGTGCCATGCTGCTCGATACTCCGCAGACCCCAGTCGGGGTATGTGAAGATGATCACTGCGGCGGGGTCACTGACGTTGCGGACCTCGTGCGCAATGAGCACGAGCCCATTGTAGCAGAAGGTGTCGCCTGTTCGCAACTCGCCGGCAGGCTTGCGATTGTACTCGCGCTGCGTGTCGGCGTGCTTGGTGAACTTGTCCAGCTTGAAGCTCGGCTGGTCGTTCAACTCGAAGCGCGCGATCACCTCGGCTCGAACATTGCCCGGATTGACCTTGCCGGACTCCACGTCGCCGATCAGCTCGGCGAGGGCTGTGAAGATGCGTCGGGTGAAACGTTGTGTCATCGGTCTCCTAACTACCAGAGGTCCTGTTTGATGCTCACAGCTCCGTGGTCGTGGCTCGCATGACGATACCGTACCCGCGCAGGCGCAGGTCGCGTGCGGTGCTCACGATCTTGTGCAGATTGCCCACGACTGGCATTCCGGCCCGCAGCATGGCCTCCCGCAGGATCAGGACGGCGCGCTCCCCTTCCGCAAAGGTGAGCCCCTCCGGCGGCTGCCAGATCACGTACTGGACCTGGCACTGGTCGGCGTGCATCTCGGCGATGACACGGCGAGCCCTCGGCTCGGCGAAGCCTGCGCGCAGCATGGCTGCGTGGAGCGCAACGGACTGCGCGCCCCGGCTGATCGGTTCAGCCATCGTAGTCTCCTAACTACTTGTTCGGTTTGCGTTGGTGCCACTCTAGCACCAGCCATGTCACGCTGCCGCGAGCTTGACAGCAGCGCGACGAGACTCACACTAGAGGGGAACCCTCTTGCTTGCGACCTCGAGGCCAGCCAGCACGCCGCGCAGGGCATAGTAGGCGTCTCGGTCGGTGCGACCGAGATGCACCATGCCGCGCCTGTCGGGGCGAACGATGTACCACGAGTAGGCGCCACCGCCACCGTAGAGGTACCAGTCCTCGGTGTCCTTCACGCCGACCTCGGCTGCTGCTTTCACGACCTCGGGAAACAGGTCCCTGATCCGTGTTGTGTATCGCTGTGCCATTGTTCTCACGTCTCCTAACGTGTGTCGGTTTGCGTTGGTGCCACTCTAGCGCCAGCCACGCCACGGTGCCAACTCGTGACACCGTGGCGAGACTCACACTAGCGGGGCTCGGAGTCGCGGACCTCCTCCGGCGTCAGGTTCTCGACCGCCGAGACCTCGTATACCCACGGGGAGTACCGTCCATCGTCGTAGCTCACGGCTCCGGGCTCGTCGCTCTCGATCAGGGCCTCGATGGCGTCGCTGGCTGCGGCCCATGCTACCTGTCGAGCGTTCAGCTCGTCGGGCTCGAGGAAGTCCGGGTCGAGCCCGTCCTGCATGATCTCGTGGTCGTCCCGGATGGCCTCCCAGCACTCCTTCGCCGTGTCGGCGAACCAGTCAGGCCCCTCGTCGGGCATGTAGCCTGCGCGGTGGCTGGTCACGATGTACTTTGCGTCACTCATAACGTCTCCTAACGTGTCGGTTTGCGTTGGTGCCACTCTAGCACCAGCCACGTCACGCTGCCGCGTGCTGACAGCGTGACGAGACTCACACGAGAGCGGTCTCCTCGCGAGGACACACGTACAGGTTGCCGTCCTCGTCCGAGGTGAAGTTGAGCACCTCCCCTGCGATGAGCCTGGCCTCCCTCTCGGAGACCGCCTCCACGTAGAAGGCGGGCACCTGTCGAGAGCCCCTCCATGTGCCGTTGCGCGTGTGCCGTTGCGCTGCGACTCGGAATTGCATAACGTCTCCTAACGTCGGTTTGTTGCTGTTGGTACTACTCGAACTGTGAAGGCCTCACGGCCTCCCGGCTGTGCAGGTCACTGTGACGAGACTCACACTCTAGGAGTGTGTGCAGGTGGTCAGCGAAGGTGGGTGAGAGCGTCGCCAGGACCTCGAGCCCGAGCATTGCCCAGTCATCATAAGGCATGGCGAAGCCCTCCTCCTCCTCCAGGCTGGAGTCCGGCGGAGCCATGCCGAAGGCCAGTGCCGTCTCAACGGCAAGGTCCGTAACCTCGTTAGCCTGCTCACGCCTATCTCGGCGGAACTCGGACATGATGTCCGCAATCAGGCGGCCTGCCGCCTGCGCGGTCATGTACGGCTGCTGGCTGATCGGCGCTACGTGCTTTCCCATTGTAGTCTCCTGGCTACGAGATGGCGGCCTTCCATGCCGCCATGAACATGTCATATTGTGCAGGGGCGATAAGGTCCCTGACAAGTGTTGCGGACACAGCGTCCACCGCCGCGTCCCTCATGGCGTTTCTCATGGCGTCACTCACAACGCCACCCGTGGCGTCACTCACGGCGGTCCATGCGGCGGCCCTCGCAGCCGCCCATGCGGGACCTCGCGAGGCGTCCCATGCCGCACTTCCAGCGGCGTCCCATGCGGCATCCCATACGGGACCCCATGCGTCGCCCCACGTGGCGGCCATCGCGGCGGCCCATGCGGCGGCCCTCGCAGCCGCCTGCTCATACTGCTCGCTGGACGCAAGCTGCCGCACCTGTTCGATGATCGCGGCAACCTCGGGGCCGTTTGGTCCCAATGCGTCTGTAGTGCAGGTCACTGTGATGCGCTCTTTCATGCCATGTCCAGCTTTCCGTTGTTCCAGTAGACGCTCACCTCACCCAAAGAATGGGCAAGGTCTGTAAGGTGCTTGCCAAGGGGACCGTAGCCACGGTCCCAAAAGCCCGCACCGTGACGATTGCGAGTGAGCCAAAGGTCCTGACCCAGCTGCTCGGGAGACATGGGGAGGTTTTCGCCTTCTACCATGCCCAGGAACGCCTGGACGTCCTCGGTCGCCTGCGCTCTCGCCTCTGGAGTGAAGTCAGAGATGTCCCCCTCGATGGGTTCCATCGTGTCTGGATCAATCGCGGTCCAGATCGCTGTGCGCAGGTAGTGATCCACCACCAGGTCGATGTTCACCGGAGCGCCTCCCTCTCCTCGAGCACATCAGCCATGTGTTGCGCAAAGCCAGGAGCGAGCGTCGCCAGCACCACGAGTGCTGCAACTGCATTCTCATTGTGCGAAGCGGGGAAGTCCTCCTCCTCCTCCGGACCGAGGTCAGGCGGAGCCATGCCAAACCCGCTGGCGATCTGGATCGCCAGCTCGCAGGCCTCCTGGTAGAGGTCCGGCTTCTTGCTGCGGAGGTCCCGCAGCAAGCCGTTAACGATTCGCGCGACCTGCGCGTGCGAGAGGTGCGTCACTGACGCGGCATACTTTCCCATAACGTCTCCTAACGTCTCCTAACGTCGTCGTTGTGGCACTACCCTAGCGCCAGGCCCGCCGCACTGCCAACTCGTGGCAGCGCGACGAAACTCACACTAGGCTAGCACAGCGAGTGTCTCCTCGCCTACACAGCACCTAGCACCAGCACTCCCCAGTAATGGAGCGTGCAGTGTGACACACTTGGCACGTGCCGTTGGTGCGGTACTGCTGCTCAATCTGGGCAGCGGCGAGCTCCGCTGCCCGCATGGCAGTGAAGGCACCGCGCGGCAAGCCAGCGTCGAGCGATTGCCAGTACCGTTCGGGACTGGGGACGACCTGCGCGTCAGTGTGACGAAGCCGCTGGCACGAGCCAGGCTTGAATTTTGCTGGAGTGTGGCGACGAGCCATGTGTGTGCGCCTCCTAGCGGGTCCGTGCGATCGGCCTATCCAATCGCGGTAATGCCACAGTAGTCCTACCCGGACCGGATAGCAACCCAGAACGATGTGGCGTGCGTCACATGTCGCCATGCACTCCGCTGTACACACGCGCGCGCGTGTGTGTGTGTGTGTGTGGTGCGGTCCTACGCGCCGTGCGCACGTGCGCACGTCGCGTCGCGTCGCGCCGTTCGCGTAGGACGCGCCGTGCGCGTGTGTGTGTGTGTGTGGTGCGGTCCTACGCGCCGTGCGCACGTGCGCACGTCGC